TGTCTTCCTTGATACTGTACTTTTGCTTGATGGGCTTCAACTTTATCATCTTTAGAAACTAATGTTATAAACGCATACTTAACAATATTTTGTAGTTTATTAATTACTTCATTAATCATTCTTGAGGTCTCTCTTCTTCTAAAGTATAAGCGTCTTTTTGAACAATATTTAATGTAGTAACACGCCCATTAATTTTATCTGCTTCATATGTAACAGATTTAATTAAACCAAAGTCGTCATAACCTGTAAAATCATCTATTATAGCCACCAACATGTTAGGTTGCCATATCAAACCATCTTCTTGAGCTAAAAATTCAGGGACTTTTATAGTATAATTAAAACTATTAACTCTTCTAATTTCTTTTTCCCATTTAGCATATTCTTGTAAATCTTTAAGTGATGCTACATTAGATGCCATTTTATTTAATGTACGTGACTCACGAATTTCGTCATCAATAACTGTATATGTTAAATTAAGATCATCTCCTTTTTTCATAGCTTCTGTATAAGACGCTAAAGTTTCAGCTGATAAATTCGGAGGCGCTCTAAATGTATATGTGCCGTAGCGTTTACTATTATTTTTTATAAATGAGGACGATTTAATATTTCCATGTGGGGAGTTTTTAACATTGATTAATTTTGTTTGAATAGGAGTTTTAGAAGAACGTGTTAATACTACATTTCCTTCACCATCTGTTGTTACAAGTATTTGTCTTTTTCTGGCATAATGTTCTATAAATTTAAATGCATTCTGACCCCAACGTGCCGAAACAGCGCCTGGAACTATTGTAATATTATCTATGTTAGCTTTAACATCGTTACGGATGTCATTTAACTCAAAATTTTTAATTTGAACATTTGTTTTAACTTTAATATTAAAAGCTCCAATATTAGCAAGTACTAATTCTACAATTTGTTTTAGTGCTATAGGTGCTTGATATTCAACATTTGCATCTAATGTAGAATCTACAATATCAGCTGTTCTGTCACGCCCCGAAAGGACTATATGATCCGATCCGGTTGCGTCATAACCAAAAGCAAATTTTTCAATATATCCTGTAATAACTGACGCTTCATTTATTTTTACAACTACTGCATCATTCGATTTAAAAGGAAACTCATTTAAATTTTTAATTGGAGATGTAAATTGAAAAGAACCACATATAGAATCAATTCTACGATTCACTTTAATTGATTCAAAAGCATCATATTGCGTCCCATTTATTTCAAGCGTTATCATTATTCTTTACTTCCGAAAATTTCTACACTACCTTTTATATGTGCAGGCGTTGAAATAGTATTTAAATTTATTAACCGTTCATAATTATCAGTACTACCATAATAATTAAAAGATAATACTCTTAAAGGAATATCAACTGTTTCAATAATAATAATGTCATAAACAGCTTCTAACTCAGTAGTTAAAAATTTTCTAACATTATTACGAAGAATTTTTAATTTTTCCAGTTCTTCAACAGTATAAATTGTGTTATTTAAAATAGAACTATACTGTTCTTCTAAAAGACTAAAAATATCTTCTACATCTATAGTATCGAAATAAGATAAAAAAGGAACTGCTTCATAAGCGCTAATCAAAGCATGAATATTTATAAAGGATTCAAAAGAGCGTCTATTTTCATACTGCGTTTCTCTGGCAGGCGTCACTAAATTAAAAATAGGATCAGGAATTTTATAATTAAAAAACTCTTTATAAATATTTATTTTTTGATCGTCTGATACAGAACTATTTCCTAAAGTATCAAATAATTCAGAAGTCGAATCTGAAAAGTCATTTGTATTTTTTAAATTAAAAACTTTGTTACGATTAAAAGTATCTAACCTTGCATCAAATGTATCTACATTTTCCCCTTTTGTACTATAATTAGAGCGGACATTAAACATTTTATCGGCAAAATTATCGTACATACTATTAGCATCATTAAACGTCTCATGGTCTGTAAAAGGGACAGTATAATGATTATTAAATGCATTTTTACTTTCATCTTTTGATTTATTTGAACCGTCTTTTATTCGAGAGCCATATCTATCTACTTCTTTAGGATATATATTTTTATCTGCTCTCTCAAACTGCATATTAAATACAGCTTTACCAACAGCCTGAGTAGTTTCTGTAAAAGTACCTGGAAGGGCTACTACTTTTAAATTACCTAAAAACGGATGTTGCAAAATTCCAGGCCCTTCACTTTGTAAAGCTTGAATTAAGTCATTACGATGTACAAAATAACCATCACCCGTGAGAACACCTATAATTTTTATTTTTTTAGATAATTTACCTAAATCCTGTACAAATCTTCTATCGGTATTTACAAATTCATGTATAACTACTTTTCTTCCTGTAGTAGTAGAATGTGATTGAAATAAAAAAGGAACACCTTTAAAACTAGCTGGAAGAAGTTGCACAAATATATCTTCAGCTCCCTCATTCGTTGTAACACCACCAGCGAAAAATGTATCTTCAGCCATTATTGAGCCTCCTCCATATTGACGCCCAAATTAAATCCAGGATGTATCATAGAATGTACTGTATGAACGCTTTTAACTGCCCCTGTTTCGCCTCTTAAATTAATATTTACATCTGATCTTGCACGAGCTACTCCAAAATGTGGAGTTAATGTAGTCATTAAATTAGATGTAATTGGGCTTGTTGTTTCAGTCGGGACGGGCAGAAAACTTATTGGACTAATAGGACTAAAACGCATACCAGGCGTTCTAAAAGTATGTAACTCAGGTATATGCTCTTTAACAAATTCAACTTGTTGTTTATGAATAAGTACTCTTTTTTGCTCTTCTTTACTCCCCTTGCCCCACACACTTTGTAGTTTTTTTACTGCTTTATATACTACATAAACTGCTGCCGCTAATGCTAATAAAACTAATATTTCTGGTGCTAAAGCAACATCTAATATAATTTGTGCTGCTGCCCACGCTTTTGTCAAAACAGTATATAATTTTACAACAACACCAACAACTTTAAGTACCCCTCCCAGTATTAAAAGTCCCGAAGCTAATGTAGCTAAAGCAACTCCTAAATCTACAGCTATACGCATAAGCGTTTTATGCGTTTTTGCAAATTCTACAAGCCATGTAGTAGCATGAAATACTGTATCAGCTAAAGACGCAACCATTAATCTTAAATCATTACTTTTATCTATCCAGTCGCCAATATTTTTTAATAACACAACAATATTTGATCTAAGAATTGTAATTGCGCCAGAAAGAGTTTTAGACATTTTAGCCGCACCAAGATATGCAGGACCTCCTTTTTTAGTCATAGAATCTAATAACTGAACAACTACTTTTGATGTTACTATTCCAGCCCGCGCTGCCATTTCAAACCATGCAGTAGCGTTTTTCATAGTATCCACATGATAAACTTTTTTATACGCTGCTGCTAAGTTAATACCCTCTTTGGCAAATCGTCTAGCTGTATTAGTATTTAAACGACCTACTGCTTCGACATGAGTTAAAATATCAGCTACAGTACTTAATTTATCACCAAAAGCACCCGCCAAATCTGCAAGCATTTGCATCATATGCGGAATTTCTTTAGGTATTACTCCTGCTACTAGTAAATTGCGACTTGAAGTTATTATATCTTTATATGCGAAAGGCATTTTTTGAGCTGCTTCATATAAAGTATCAAACATTTTAGCTGTTCCTTCGACAGAACCGCTTACAATCTCGGCAGATCGTTGTATTTTTTCGAAGTCACTAGCTGTTTTTATAGCGAGTCCTCCGAGTGCAATTAAAGGACCCGCTACGTATAAACTAAGTGTTCTTCCCATTCGCATTGACGCAACAGCAGTAGCATTTAACGAGGCAGTAAAACCTTTGGCTTTTTCAGCCGCTTTTCCCATAGCAAGATTTACTTTAACCGTTGTATTTTTTAAACTAGATAAATTGTCTTCTAACTGCTTAGCGGCAGTAGCAATAGATTTAACAGGTATGCTTGCAGCGTCTACAGCTGTTATATTCCAAATACTTTTTAAAGCCATTATTTAGATCTCCGCTCATACTCTTTCTTATCTTGCTCGTTATAATATTGTGCGCACTCATGCAGATTATATAATTCAGGAATAGGAAGATTTATTATCTCTGTATAACTTATACCTCCTTTATAATAACGCATTAAACCGGTAAATAATTTATAATAATCATCGTCTGACAGAGCATAATCAATAAATGATAATTTTACTTTTCCTTTACAGATGAGTCGCCATCGGATAAAAAATTTGCAATATATTCCTCTGCTAATCTTAATTTATCATTGATATTTATATTATTATAAACAGAAGAAACCATTTCTAACTTTCCATCTGTTAAGGCAATACCTGATAATAAATATTCTTTAAAAACCATCATATAATCAAGTAATAAGTCAGTTGTGCCTAAATGAGTTATAGCGGAGTGTGCGGCTTCTAATAAATCTTTTTGTTTATCTCCACTTGAATTTTCTTTTGCCTGCTTAATAAGTTCATCTCTAGCCTCACTACTTACAGAAGAGTTAAATAAAATACCTATTTTCATTGAAGCTTTAGCTAACATGCTTTTTAATTTTATATACTGAATTTCACATTCTTCTTTTTTTAAAGGTCCTAAAAGTTTAATCTTTTTAGTTTTTTTAAGTGTACCATCTGTGCTATCAGGATAATCAATTTCTTCACTTAAATTAAATATAAACGATGATTTCAAAGTCATGTAACACCTCTATTAGTTAAATAATATTAGCAGATTTAAATTCTAATTCAGTTTCGGCCTCGGGGCCTAATTTTACAACATAATCAGTTATTAAAACTGCTTTTTCAAAAGCACGCACAAAACCACTAATTGTATCACCAACAATAATAATATTGTTCGGATTATTTTTTTTCCAACTTAACATTAAATCAGGTAAATCTAATTCTAACTGAATAAGCGATACTGTTAAAACAACAAATTTAAATGTAGCTATATTTTTAGATACATCTTTTGAATAAACAGGTGAAATCGCCCCGCCTCCAGCACTCATTGCTGTAAGCATATCTTCTCCTGTTCCTTCTGTATATTCAACACTTCCAACTTTATGAGGGATTATAAGCCCATTAATGTTAATATAAGGCGTTGATATGCCCATTAATAAATTTGCCATTTTTTTTACCTCTATTAAAAATTATTGTCCTATATATTAAATGATACCTCTAAAATACCTATAATCTTTCTAAGTTGAGTAACTATAGGAACTTTAGCTGTTATCGTTGCAATTCCTTCCGCTAAATTTAATTCAACATTACTATACCGTTTTAAAAAGTCTCTAACTTCAGGGCCTGCTTGAATTAATAGATAAGGTGAAGCACTTAATATAGTACATAAACTTAAAAAATAACCTTTAATACTTGATTGCGTAGCTATAGTTTCATTTGCTATAGGAATTCCGCCGCTTAAACGTGTATTTTTATAATGTTGTTGCATTGCATAATGAATATGCTGTCGTATTTCGCTCATTGTTAACACATAGTTATCAAATTTAAACGAAGGGTCTGAAAAACCTTGAGCATTAGTCTTATAGGTTGTATAAATATCGCTTAATATAATAGATGTATTCGCCACATTATTGACATATGCCCATCCTCCAGCATCATTAATATCTTTTAATTCATCATCTGTAAAATCCCAATTAGGATTTTTAGGGAGTATTTGAGGCACAGGCGTATTATGATACGGTAACGACGCTAATTTAGGTCCTCCAATTGAATCTGTAGCGGCGTAACCAAAATTACCAAGTGTCGCAGTATCAGTAAGTCTTAAAGACCTAATTGCGGCAAAAAGTGCTGATCTATTATCATCAAATTCAAAGGCTACTGGGCCTTTAAAATGAATTGTATCTTTATATAGCTCACAACTAACATTCAAATTCTGATCATTTAAAGTATTTAAAAAAGTTACTAAACTAATTGGCCCTCCAGTTGAGCTAATTGTAACTTGTCCATCTAAAGGTTTAGTTTGACCATTCCAACGGCTGTCAGCCCAGGCAATCGCATTATCTTCAGGGAGTCCTGAAATAGGATATGCTGAAGGCCACACTATTGATCTATATTGAACACGACCTATATCTTTAAAAATATCTGTATAAATAGGCTCGCCCGTACCGCCACTAAGTGGTGTAGTGTCTAAAGCTATACTAATACCTGTTACATCAAAATCAACCCAAACACCATATCCATTTCCAATTATCCCTTTATGTTTGGCTGTTAAATTAATAATACCATCCGGCGGACCGCTGTCAGCCGCTATTATTTGTAATTTAGTATCTTTTAATATTTCAGTTATCATGAGCGTAGCTATTTGAACGTTTGTTTTTCCGCTAATTACAGAAATCTCATATTTATGGTATTTACCAGAATATAAATAAAGCGTGATTTTTCCATTACTCGTTGCAGCGCCTGTAATAGTAACCGATCCTGTAGCTTGATCACCCACTGCCGGATCAGCTAAAGGAATTGCAGAAAAAATAGTTTGTTTATTGATTAATCTAGCTAGTCTAATCATTTCTGCTAGATGAGAATCTTCTCCAAATAAGTCATCTTCTTCTCCAGAATTACCAATGTAATCAACTAACACGCCTGGAGTGGCTGTTCCAGATAATTTTTGACCTACGAATAAAACTCTTTCTGTATCTTCTATAAGAACATCAGAAGAAGGGACTATATCCCAAATTGATACTGGAAATATGTGGCTCATGTTTTTTACCTCATTCTAACTCACGTAATAAAATAGTATCATCTAATAACAGATTATTATCTGTAACATTTAAATAATCAATAAAAATCTTTCTAAACGGATACGTTAAATTTACAGGGAAAATATCAGGGTCTAATATTATATCTATTTGCTCAAAGTCAAAGCGATGTATGTATGTAGCGCTATTATATTCCTGGACATCATGTCCTACAGAAATAGTTATAAATAGCTCTATGGGTCTAATTCGTTTAATAGCACTATCCGTAGTAGGAGTACTGCCTGCAAATACACCAGGAAAACACACTCCTACAAGACTTTTAACTAGGTATTTATAAATATCCTCCATTAAATCTCGTTCCTGACGACCTGATAATTCTTCCTTCGCAACTGTGTCAAACACATAAACAGAAAAACTTTCTATTACATAATGTTTTTGTTGACATGATCTAGTTACAGCTTTTATAGCATCTGTATTTGTAGCCCGATCCTGACTTGTAAAGGTTCTACCTAGCACAACAAAAGCCCACAAATTATTAAATCCCTGTTTTGTATATAAATAATCAACTCGAGTAAAAGTCGCAGCACCAGATATTCTATAATTATATCGAGCTTTAATATCCCCCTTAGCAGGGCTTTCGTAGTTTTCTGGCATATTATAAGTAAATTCTAAACCATCAGGAGAAACAGACTTTACAACATGTATGCCGTTATACCCTTCTAAATAATCAGCGATTATAAAAATATTACCTGTAGCTGGGCTTACTGGATTACCTGTTAAACTATATTTAAATGTTTTATTATCTATCACAGCAACAAGTGGATGTTCACCATTGTATTCAGGCTGATCCGCATCCACAATATTAACTATTCTACTAAAATTTTGTGTAAAATCATGAGGGTTAAGAGTAACAGCAGTCGCTATATTAGCTGTTTGCGTTAAAGTCGTTATTTTAAAAGGAGTTTCAGCGCCTACAATTGTAACTAAATCACCAACTTTTAAACCATGCGGTACAGCAGCGACAGCTGTCGCCTCCTGAGTTAAATTATTTCGTGTTAAAGATATAATATCTAATTCATGCGTAAATAAATTTGTCTGTCTGACCAAAAAATCCTGTAATTGTAATATTATATCTTGTGCTTTCATCCCTTTTCCGTTGCTATTTTTAATTGTTGTTCAAAATGTTTTTCCATATTTCGTTCCATATTTTTAGCTGCTTTTGAGCCATAAGGTCTTGGGGCTATCCTTACAGACTTATTTTTTCCTGTAATTCCACCAGTTTCTAAAATCATGCCGTAATCAACTTTAGCTCCTTTTTTAGTAACATCGTTATATCCAAAATTAAGTTGCTTACTACCTCTTACTTTAAAACCTAAACTGCTAGCTAAATCACCGCTAAGTTTAGCAGGTGCCTCACCAGGTGCTGAAGCAATATGATTCACATATCGTCTTCCTTTTTTACGTATTACTTTATAAATTCTACCGCTTTTTGGTTCATCTACAATTAAACGTTTTGCTTCTCTGACTAAATCATTTCCTATTTTATAAAAAGCTTTTTTAATACCTTTTTCATAGTTTTTACTCATATTTTTAAGTAAAAAATATGTAGTCCGATTCTGTGAGTCTTCACTAAATTTAAACATAATTATGCCAAATTCGCTTTATTCGATTTAATTCCCCTTCTATTTGCGGATATTAAATAGTATTTGTTTTCTAAATTAATATTCTCAACGTCGATAATGTCGTAATACTCGTTTTTATACTCTATCCAATTTTTTTCAAATGTCACATCTGAAAAATACCTGATATAAAATTCATGAGTCATAACACGCTGTATGCTAGTATTATTGAATAAAGTTTCTCCTTTTACAGTTCTAATAAAAGCCCAAACCTTTCTACGATCTGTTATTAATTCCCCGCAATCTACACCGCCTAATTCAGGAGGTGTTATAGTACGAATTTGTATAATAATTCGTTTATTCATCGCTCCTATGCAAACTTCTTTTTTCTTGTTTATGATCGGAATACATTTACTCATAAGTGTTTAATACTATATAAATCATAAATAACTTTAGCCTGCAAAGGTATTGCATATTTTACATTAATACAATCCCCTCTATTTTCATATAAAAAAGCTAAATGCTGTAATAAAGCTACATCTAAACCAGGAGGATAAGCATTCCTATCTTCTCCATAACCTGATTTAAAAATTATTTCTACATTTTCACTCGTATTATCTATATCATCAGGCCATGTTTTATCTTCTAATAATTCAAAATTAGCAAAATCATCTTTTAATACTATTTTATATAAATTAGAATCAACAGAAGTAAAAACACTATCTTTTAAATATTTAAAAGAAACTAATTCATTAAAAGGAGTTTTTCTTAATTGTATTAAATCTAAATTATCTCTATAACTAAGATATTCTTTAATTAAAATATCAATTCCCATATATGTTTCAGCTTGATCTAATGTAGCTTTTACTAATAAGTAAATGTAATTTTTTTGCTCTTCAAAACAATCTATACGTAAATGATTTTTAATATCTTCATCAGTAAATGGAAAAATAACTGATTTACTTAAAAGTTTATATGGATAATATATTCTTCTTTCAGGTAACATATTTTACTCCACTACATCTTGTACAATTGATACTAAATTAGAAGGACAATCATTATCTATTACGTCTAATTCATATATTTTTGAACTGGGAAATTCTACTTGTAACCCAAAATAATAATCACCAGCCGAAACATTTAAAAAATCATTAGATTCTATTTCTACTTTAATATATCCAAGTGAAGGGTCATCTACTGTAATACCGCTTCCCAATGTCTTAGATATAATAGCTTCTAAATCGGTATCCGTAGGATTAATTTTAATTAAAAATTTAACTGCAACAGCAGTATTTAAATTAATAATAAGATTTCCTGTTGAATCTTTAACAGGAAATTGCAATGTAACTGTATTTCCTAATTTTAATCTCATCTTAATAAACCGGAGGATTATTATAAATATAATCAATATCCATTATAATATTTACAGGTATAGGCCCATTAGTTGCAATACCGTCAGAAACAATTTCTAAAGTATTATTAATATCAAAATTTGCAAATTCTTTAGTAAGAAACTCATCATATTCAATTATGTACCTCCATTCCGGAGGATTTGAAGCTTTTAAAGTTAAAGCAGCAAAAATACCAACATCAATGTTTAGAAATTGTATATCTGTATCAGCATTAGGCTGTACAGCGCTAAAAATCATAAGACTTCGTATTTGATATTGTCTTGGTGCGCTAAAAAAAATTTTCCCGTACGTTATAGAAATATCCGGATGCATTAAAGGTATTATTTGTCTAGATAAAATATTAGTAAAACCTTCTCCTATTTGTGATCTACCATTTACTATAAATTTATTATTTCCTTCACTATCTGGATGTTCGAAATGATTTTTTACATTACTATTATATAAAGACATAACTTTAATCCTATATATTTAGAATAGCTTCAAATTCTAAAATATCCTGTAATATAGCTTCAAACTCCATTACATACCTCTTTATACAATTTTTAATTTAAGCTGAATCATAAACGGAGTAGGAGTCGTAGTTGCTCCACCATCTGTAGAAATTTCTATAGTATCCGCAGGTGTAAAAATTGTAGTACTACTGCCAGGTATTATAAATTTAGTACCAACAGTATCTCCACCACCTATATTAACTATCGATTCAACAGCAGTTCCTACATAAAAAGTTAATACTGTAGCAGCTCCAGGAGTAGCCATTAAAACACCCCATCCGCCTACTATTTGACACTTAAAAGCTGGTACATAAAAAGCTTTAATAGTAGCTGTAGATATATCTGGATGTATAAAATCTACTAATTGATTACGTAATTCAAAATTACTTATTCCTAATTGAGATGTTCCTTCAATAATTATAGGGTTATCATTACTCCCCATCGCTGGCTGTTCAACTCTGTTTAAAACATTACTTGTCATTTTATACCTCTTTTAACAAATTAATTTTCAAAATATTTTTTAGGTCTTCCTTTTTTAGAAAACGTTTTATTTTTTTTAGAAACAGAAATCCCTGAATCGTCTAAATCATCTGATTTATCTAAGTTATCTGATAAAACCTCCTTTGAACTTTTATCTTTTATAATTTCTTTACTCATTTTATTTAAACAATCAGTATTTTTCATTTTAGATTCCTTCTCAGATTTAGTAGCATCTGCCGCATAATTAGTTTCAATCATTCGTTTAGCTAATTTATCAGCTATTTCATAAATCTTATCTTTCTCAAAAAATAAAACAGGAAGAGAGGGCGCAGCTTGCGCCCACTTACATGTTTTTAATGCTTTTATTTTACAAGTCATTTATCACCTCTTTACTGATTAGTTACAGGCATATACTCAGCTTTTTTCACAGCGTGCATAACAATAGTAGCATCTGGCGTACTTGCAGATGTAACTTTAACCCGTAAATATCGTTTTGTACTAAATACACCAACAGCTGGTAAAATAGCGCCTTCTGCTGTTAAGGCTGTAGGTGATAATTTAGTAATATCATCTATAATCTTTTCAGCTGGAACTTCTGTTTCATCACCTGTCATTGTTGAAAGGTCAGACTCATAAATTAAAAAAGTATATGTACCAGTAGCGAATGCGGGTGCTTCTGATGTAAACATAATACCACCATCAAAATCAGCACTATCAACAATGCTACTAGCAACTGTTTCTACCCCAGAAAAAACATGTCGCATAATTAACTGAGGTTCTAAATCACTTCGTATATCTAAATTTGGCATAATATAATCCTCCTAGATTAAAGTTTAAAATTTAAGGTTTAATTTGTAAAATTTTGTATGATTCGTAATTGCTTACATCACCGCCGACTCTTTTAGTTGTATAAAAAAGTATAAATGGTTTATTGGTAACGTCATCTCTTATGATTCTAAATCCAAGTCGATCATAAATCGTATAACCAACTTTAAAATCACCATAAGCTATAACTAGTTGATCAGCAGCAAAATTACCGCTTCCATCAACAGTAGGCATATCACTCATAAATTGAACTTTATGACCTAGCAATAATGGTTCCACACCAGTATATAAAAGATTAGGATTAAGTAAATATCGACCTACACCATCTTTAGCTTGTTCTACAAATCTCCATGTGCGTCTATTAAGAAACCATACAGCATTAGCTTGATAAGGTTCTAATACTAAGTTTTGAAGTTTTATAAGATCATCACCGCTAAATAATAAAGAAACACTAGATACGGATCGTTCTATCTTAGATCGTTCATAAACACCTTCTGCTGCCCATGCTGGATAATCAAGAATACCTTTAGGTTTTTGACTTCCATCTCCTATAATAAATGAAGTATTTTCTGTTCGGCTCATGTGAGATAAAACTTTATCCATTAACCAACTTTCTAAATCGGCTACATCATCAAGTATACGCTGAGTAGCAGCTGGTTGTTCAAATAATTCCATAACAGGAATCTGAAGTTTTCCTATTGTTGGTGTATTTGTTTTTGGTCTTGAGCTTACTTCTCCTACCCATCCACCATTGCTTGTTTCGTCATCATCAATTAAACGTTCGACAGAATTAGATGTAGTAGTCTGAATAGTAGCAAAATTTCTCATTGGTGAAGTTTCAAAAAACCGAGTAGTCATTGTTTTGTCTACATCAGGTCTTACTAAATATCCACCGGCTGGATTACTGCCTTCGACTAAATCTTTGGTAAGATGATTCTTTTTTTCAGTTGATAAGCCAAATACTTTAGTATTAATTATATGATTACTAACATATTTAACAGTTTCTTCTGACATTGCAGAGCCGAGTCTTATATAACGACAAAATTCGTCTTTACATTTCATTTCTATATCATTATTAGTCGTTACATTACCGCCAGCGACGGTGCTTATAGACCTTTCTATAGATTTAATGCCGGCTTCATACGTTTTCATTTTTGCTTTTAACTGAGTAATTTCTTCTAAACTCTTAGCGTTATTCTCAGAAATTTTATCAAATTGAATTTGATCTAAAGCGTCTAAACGTGATTTGTTACGATTCATTATTTCCTGATCGGCAACAATGCCTTTCATTAACGTATCAAATTTAGTTTCTATCTGTGTTTGAATTTCTTGCATGGTTAAACTCCTTCGATTGTGTTAAATTAATAATATCGTCTAATTTCTTGACAATAATATTACCTATGTTTTTGATAGACTCATCTTCAGAAACATCTCGTGCCGAAGAAGCATCAACGTTGTTATTAGTTGCAACGTCTCGTTGCTTAGAAAATTCTTTAATTTTAGAAATAAAAATATTTCTTTCATTATCAGTTAATGAATATGGGTATTTTAAATAATGATTAATACTCTTCATATCTACTAATAATTCTTTTAAATTCTTTTTTTCAAACGGGCTAACTATACTGTCATCGTCAAATTCCCGTCTCATTTTTGCATAATATCTATTAATTTTTGCAATTATTTTTGTTTTATCTGCCTCTGGAATATTGCTATTTTTTAATCTTGCAGCAGCATTAAATATAGCACGTGGAATAGCTTTCAACTGGCCTCCAACTACATCAGCAAATGGAAATTTATACGCTGAAAACTTATCAGCATTTTCTGCATCATACCAAAAGAAAGCTCTTTTATAACGTCCAGATGGCTTATCAGTAGAGCCAGTGTTTTTTCTAACTCTGTCTCTAGCTTCTCTTTCACTCCATTTCATATCTCTAGCAGCTAAAGGTAAATTTCCTCCACTTACTGCTTTATCATCTTCTATATTTAAACCTTCAATTTCATCATCATTAAAATCATTATTAGTATCTAATTCTCCGTCTTCAACAGACTTTGATTTAACTTCTGTAAATTCAGCTTCTGTATTCATTGGCTCTCCTACTACACTAATTTCTCTCAAATCTATAGTTTTTAAACGTTTTACAGGAATTCTTTCTTCCCCACGTAAAATATAATCTTCTGAGGCGTTTATAATAAAATAACCTATAGAAAAATCAGATAAAACTCCTTGTTTGGCTAATGCATAAGTTTCTCTACCTTTTTGCACTCCTAAATTAATTTCTCCTTTTACAAATAAACCTTTATCATCTTCTTTAATAGAATCAATCGGAAAACCGCCGATAATATCGTGATATGAATGCTGATATTTCATTTTAATATACGGTTTTTTATTTTCTTTTAAAGATTCTGTAAAAGCACCTTTTTCTACTATATCACCACCTTGATCTACATTTCCAAATGTAGAAGCATATCCGTATATAACGCCATAATTTTCTTCTTTACCATCTGCTTTTTTTCGTATCTCTTCTTTAACATCTAATACTTTAAAATCAAATGACTTGTATTCAAGTTGTGTCATATCTGTTTTCTCACTAGCCGGTTCAAATGATATATATCTAATTTTATTGTGTTTAAGCCATTTCTTAGCTTGTTTAACAGTAAAAATATTTTTATCAAAGCGATAAGAATGCGTTACCATTGTACCCTCTCCGTTTTTTAATTTCCCTATAATAATACTTATTCCTTTTCTTAATTGTTTAGTTCTAAACGTTTTAGGATCAAACTGTTCTTTACTAACAATTACTGCTGTATGAAAATTCGGAAACGGCATTAATTCTTATCCTCCTTAGGTCTATACCATAATAATTACAAAGGTACAATATATTTATTAATAAATACAACTATTTTTGCACTTTATATTAAAAAAAGGCTGTGGTAAAGAGATTTAACGTAAATAATTATTCTTTTTCATCTTCTTCGGATTCGTCAGTAATTAAATTATTATCTGATATTTCTGACTGATTATCTTCTTCTTCGTCTGTATCTAACCCCTCATTCGAAGGCGCTGTATTAAGAGGTTTATATATAGCATCCCCTTCTTCTACAGGTACATAACCCATAATCTGACGTAATTCATTATCTTTAAGGATGTAAGAACTTTGTAACACTTTAAGTTTAGCATTACGTCTAGGCTCTAACGCTGTAATAGTACCTTCATTAAAAGTTATATTCAGTTTACTATCTTTTCCTTCAAATTTAGGTACTAATATATCAGATAAATAAGAGAAAATAACTGAAGCCCATGGTAAAACTGCATTATCATATAAACTAAGTTTAGCACTATCCATATTGGATAATGTCATTCTATCAGGACTTATTAATGGTAGAGGAATATCGAAAATATTATAAATACTTGTTTCAATTTTACCTCTTAATTTTATATAATCCATGTCTTTATTAGAGCTACCGCCTAATTGATCATATTTTAAATCGCCATCAACTAAAAGAGACTTTCCAGCATTCATAGCATTTCCATAATACATTTGAATCTGTTCTTTTAATCTCATAAATTGTTCTTCAGACAACCTCTCATTTGTATTTGTAGAAAAAACACCTGGTATATTACCCCGTCTTTCTAATAAAGATAAATTATGAGTATTACCTGTAATATACATTTCAATCTCATACCAAACAGCATTTAATAAAGATAAACCTGTATTATTATTATTTGTAGGATTAAATATCTTTAAATGATATAACTGAAATTTACCGTCTTCAGAGATATAATTAAAATTTCTATCTCTCACAAAAGTAATAGCTGTGTTATTTGCAGTATAAATATATCTATTTATATACCCATCAGTTCCAATTACCGAGTTAACATTTTGGGGTTGTAAATTAAAAATACTTAAAGGTTTTTTATCTAACCTGCTAATAGGTGTAATTACATAATTATTACCTGTTATAAACAGAAAAACACAAAATTCATTTATAAAATCCATGTAATTTTGTCTGTTATTTGGGTCAGCTAAAAAATCTAAAATTTCATGATCGTCTACAAAATCTCTTGTAACTCTATCTTTTAAAAAAGGCTGAATATTTTTTATTTCCTTTATTAATTTATTAATACTAATGTAAATTGGAGCGCAGATTTTATAATAGCTTAAAGCCTGAAATATAGCTAAATCAACACTTCCTCTATTAAGTAAAAAATTAACAAACGACGGATTTAATTGATCAGTATAAAATTCACGGGCTATAAGCGGTGTGCCTGAATGTGCTACTAAAGCAGTAGCACTTTTTTTCTTTTCTTTTCTAAGAAAATTTAACTTATTAAATAATTTCATAATATTTTAACCTAATTAAAGAATTCGAAATCGTGGTTGAGAGCTATTAAATTTAATCATTTTACACATTCCTAAACTAATAGCATCTACTATATCATCATGTTTTGCCTTAGGAAATTGTATCAATTCTAAAATAACCTCTCTATTCCAATCGCCTTTTTTTAAAAATACTTTTTCCGCTTCAAATCTTGTAGATATAGAATCTAAACGAGCTTCTTTTGAAGACGGAATATCTTTACCAGGCATTACTGCTATTACAGGCAAATAATTACTAGAATCATTTAAAGCTTGAACTAACTGCTGTCCAGATGATTTATCTTCAATATAAATAGCATCTGTCGGATATTCCTCATATAAATCTTTAACTGTTTTTTTAAGTTTAGGAAAAAATACTTTTTTACGCCATAACCGATCTAAAAAATAACCTTTAGTAGTAGCTATAATATAAACCCCTACACAATAATCATTACGTTCTCCTTTTTTAGACGCTGTATCCCAAGCCCAACAAGAAAATAATTTTTCTCCTTTTGGTTCTCCCTCATAAAATTTAATATAAGAAATTTTAATAATACCGCCTTCTTTAATAGAAGGATGCTGTTGATACTGAGTATCATAAGAATGTAAAGCAGCTCCTTCTTTGTATAAATCTTTTTTAATTTGAACTGGGTCTTTACGGCTAGTTAAAACTTCTCCTTCCTTTTTTCTAGGATCAACAAAAATAGATGTTTTACATTTTAAATCTAAATCATATTCCAAAGGTAAACATAGATACTCCCACCCTTCTCGTTTCAAAGCATATCCAGTACAGTCGTTTACACTTAAACGCTGCATTACTATAGTAAGAGTAGCATTAGGGTCTAAACGAGTCATTAAAGAATCAAACACAACGTCATTTATTCTTGCTGTTTTAGTTTTAGATTCAGCGTCCGATTTATCCATAGGATCATCAACAATAATATGATCCGCCCGCCATCCTGTTATTTTACCAGCGGTAGTAAAAATATGTCTTTCTCCTTTACTAACATTTTTATAATATTTTTTTTGATTTTCATCAGTAAGTAAACGTATTTTATCCCCCCAATACTTGGTAATATCCGGATGTTGTATCAAAGTACGTGATCTAGTAGTATCACGTATAGCTAACGTTTCTGAATTAGCGCCAGTTAAAAATTTTAAGTTAGGCTGTGTTAACCAACACCATACAGGAAAATAAACACTGCATAACATTGATTTACCGACTCCTGGGGGAATATTAATAACTAACTTTTTAATGTCTCTTTTTTTTACAGCTTCTAAATGTTCACAGATAGCTTGTATATACCATTCGTCTACAAATGTAGTACTATTTATAATACTCCAAAAGGTTTTAACAAAATGATACAAGCTTTTTTGTCTAATTAATGGGAATAAAGATCTTTCACAATCGCGTGATGTCTGTTTATCAGTAATACTAAGAATTTCAGTCATTTAACGTCTCATCACTTTGATGATCTAAGGCTACAGCATTTAATTTATTTTCAAGTTCAATTAAATCTTTAAGGTCTAATTTATCAAGTCTATCTTTTACAACGCTTGTATTCTGATTAGTTTCAACTTTATGTTTATCTGTATACCATGCAGCAGTGCCTTTCGCAATAGACTCTGAATAATGCAGAATATGCATTTTCCAAAAATTAAAATCTTTTTTATTCTGTTGATCTATACCATCTACTCCATACTCCTCTAATTTGTATAAAGCTTTACTTAACGCTAATTGTAAATAATCAGGATTAAAACGAATATCTTTTTTATCGTCCGGTTGCCGTGTCCAATACATATCCATCCATTTTTCTACTTTTGTATAATGAACCTCAAAAAAACTAGTTTTAGTTCTTATTAATTCTAAATGATCACAATATCTCTTGTAAATATGCGCTCTTTTATCACGTAATTTTTCTTCTCCTAATCTTATAGCATTTACCATATATTCAGGAGATAAAACTTTTTCTCGCTCATCTTCTGGTCTATCTAAATAGTATGCTTTTATCATATAATAAATAATTGACGGATTACACGTAATAAAATTACTTCTTTTGTTACCTTCTTTTAAAAAATTACAAAACTCTAAATACAATGCAGCTCTTTTAATAGCAGTATCAGTAAAAACACTATAATTATCTTCGTTTTTAGTTGTTTTTGACGCAGTAAGTTTTTCAAATTGACTAATTATACTTTTAAAACTTTGCTGCTTAGAGGAAGCATCGTCGTAAATAATAGAAACGTCTTGAGACTCTGTCATAGTTTTAACCCACTTAAAAATTTAAATAAATAATAAAATAATAAAATACTACAAAAAACACTAGAAAAAAAGAAATAATACTATATAATGTTTAATTGGTTCTTGTAACCAATTCAAAAGTTCAATTTTTGAATCTCCTATTGCGGGATAAATTATTTTTATAGTTTATCCCGCACTTTATATACAAAATTAAAAAGTTTTACAAAATTTTATTTTCAAGTATAATATTCAATTCTTACAATTATTAATTTTTTAAGAGGTATTATTATGAATAAAAAACTAATGTGCGCTTTAACAGCCTGTGGTGCTATTGTTTTAAGCTCTATAGCTTATGCCCATCCACTTACTAAGAAACCAACTGGTAATTATATAGGAGCAGGTGTTAATTATAACGCTATTCAAAAAAACTCAGAAAATAATATGAGTTTTAAACTAGATAAAGAATATATGGGCTATAATTTATTTGCAGGACAGCGTTTAAATAAAAACTTCGCACATGAATTAGGAATTCAACAACTAGCAAAATCAGAGTGGAAAAATAGTAATACAATAATTAAAAATAAAAACACATATCATGCTTACTATGATGCTTATATGATTATGTCTATCGCTTCTTATTTAGATATTTTCGCTAATGGTGGTATTAGTTATATAACAATAGACCAAGAATATAACTATACTAATAGTGTAAATATTTCTCATTTTAGAACAGTTTGTTTAAACTATGGTGCTGGAGTGCAACTTAATCTTGATAATGTAACTATTAGAGGACGTTATACTCATTTATCTTTAAACAAAGAAATAACTGAATTAGATAGTATAAATGATTTAATTAATTTAGAAGTCGCATATCATTTAAGTTAATTTACTTATTTGTAATAAAGCCTCTAATCATTTTTAATAAAATTAGGGGCTTTATTATATAATTCCTTTGATGTTTTATCTTTAGGCAGTTGTGAAATATTTTTAAGAAGAAAGTCTGTAATTAAAAGTTTAGCGTTTTTATGATCTATCGGAATACTAAAACCATCGTTCAAATTAATCATAAAAAAGTTAAGAAACGCCCAATATTTATAACTAAAGCCGTATTTAATTTCTATAGAATCTAAATATTTATTTTTTAAATTAATTTTTATCGCTTCTTGTCCAGAGATAAATGTATTTTCTTTATTTTTTAAATTTTGTCTTACAGATAATAAACCTGTTGCTATAACTTTTTTTAAGACATTAACATCTTTTAAAAGCGTTTGTGGTTTAATGATTAACTGTTTGGCTATATACAAACAAAAATCTTTCTGCACTCGGGTAAGTTTATTGTAATTTTTATCCAAATTTATTAATTCAAAAAACTCAAACATCATCGACCCTGTACTAATACTTTTTAACTTATTATTAAAATCAGAGTAACTAAACTAGTTAGTTACTCTGATAAAAAGAGAAACAATTTATTATTGAATCATTTTAAATGATATAAAACTAAATATTAAAAGTCAAACTAAATAAAATAAATACTTGACAGTTAAAATAAACTGCTATATACTGCATCTTAATTAAAAAAATAGATTATTAATATGAATAATACACAAAAAACCATAACTGAAAACTTAAAATTCCGTAATATTCATAATATACCTTTAACTACAGCTGTTAAAGAATCTCTTCAATGCTTTTTTGAAAAAATTGACGATCCTACTACAATCACAAATTTATACGATAAATTAATAAATGAAATAGAAAAACCTTTATTAAAAGCTGTTATATATATAAGCGCTGGAAATCAAACAAAAGTAGCTAAAATACTCGGTTTAGGTAAAGTTACTGTAAGAAATAAAATGAAAAAACACGGTTTTATAATATAATTAAGAATTTTAATATTTTTTGTATTAAACTAAGCATATTACTAAGAGGGTATTAACTATGACACAGAATATACAATCGTCTAAAATAGCAACTTTAACTTTTGATTTAAATGACATAGATGCTAAAAATGATTTTGAATTAATGATTAAAAGTAACGATTTATACTTTGCAATACGCAATATTTATGATAGATGCCGACAAAAAGTAAAGTACGAAAATGAAATATCAGAAGTACACGATTTTTGCGAAGAACTTATATGTGAATTAAGCGAATATATAGATTTATTAACTTAAAACAAATTATATAGCGAGGTATATCAACCTGGTAGATAGCTAGACTCATAACCTAGCAGTTGTGGGTTCAAATCCCACCCTCGCTTCCACTTTTACTTAGAGGACGTTAATATGGAATTAGAAACAACAGACACTCCAGCGTTGCCGTCTGAAATCGTAACTGAAGAGATATTTAAATATCTTTCTCCTACAAAGCTGAATTCTCTGGCCGAAAGTACTGGTGAACTTCAGTCCATAGCACAAGGCATTATTGATAATTACATAAAAAATAAAGCTGTAAAAGTGCTTAAGGATATTTTTTATGGTGGTGATAGAGTCTTATCTGATTACCTTATGTATTATTATCTAAGTCCACTCATAAAATTTTTTAAAAACACTAATTATAGTGCTTTGAACTATGTATTGATAAGATTTTATAAAGAAGTAATTGTAGTTAATTTAAAAAACCCCAATAAGAAGTATAGACGGCGTGCCTATGAATTTAAACGTGATTTTAAACAGAATTGGCGTGTAAAATCACTGAAGAATATTAAGAATGATGTAGAAACGCTCAAAGAAATTTACGGGAAAGGAGCTATAAAAGAATTAGATAGCACTATTAAGAGTTTTGTAGAATATAGACAGAAATTTACATTAAAAGTATTTTATGAGAAAGTTATTAAAAATAATTTTTTGGCTTCTGATGTAAAAGACAGAAAAGGTTTAAAAGAGGATTGTTATGGTCGAAATATTCTACAATGGAGAGTCATTTGTCATCAAAAATTCGCAAAGGATACAAAAGAAAAGGATACAAAAGAAGTTATTGCAAAAGAAGTTATTGCAAAAAATAAGTCAGATAACATAAGATCATTATTTAAACTTGCATTTGATTTTAAAAATTATGAGTTTATAGAAAGTATAGCAGAGACTATGGCTTCAAAATATGGGAAAAACGAGCTAGCAAAAATTTTAATATTTGGCGATTTGTGCATAAAATATAATCCAAACAAAGAATGTGATAATGAAAGTATGGTTTTTTACAGAAAGAAAATACGAAACTATATAAAAGTTAAGTATAAGAATAATAAAAAGAGTATTAAGAAAACGCATTCAAAGATTATTGAGGATTTTCGTAATTGCAATAAGACTAATAAATTCCCAAACACTCCTTTAGCAGGAATATTAAATAATGAGTTAAACGAGTTAGAACGGTTTCACAATCATGAAAAGTACAAACACTTATTCGAAGAAAAAAAAGCAGAACCAGTAGAAGCAAAGGCTATTGTAATAAAAGAGCGTAGTAAAGAATGGATTTACAGCTCTAACCCCATTAAACGCTTTATTGGCAAAGTATTCGACGTTTTATCAGCTATAAAACTTCATGTAAAAGTCACTATAAGTCTACGAGCAGAGAAAAAAAGGAAAAAGCGACGACAATATTTACAAAAAAGTATATATAAAGGAAAAAACCCTCATGCAATGACAAAAGAACAAAGAAAAGAATATAAAAGTTCTGTTGTTACTATTTTTAATCTTTTGCATTTGCCTGCGAAGAAAATGTTATCAAAAGTGAAAAAATTAAATAAAAAAGAAAAGGCAGATAATGAAGAGAATAGACAATTAAAAGAGGCTATTATTCTATCAAATGCAGAACATAAAAAGTTAAAAGAAAATACTGAAAATACTGCTTTTTGTAAAAATAAAAGTAGAATTTAGTTTACCAAAAGGATAGAGGTTAATAATGATCCACGATAATAATTTAGACGATTTATTAAAAGAAGATATACTAAAAAAAGCGCAATCAGATATTTCATATAAAATATGTTTAGATGCTATAAAAGAATGCATAGAAAACGAAGCTGATGTTATATCTACTGTGATAAATTTAATTATAAACCTTAATGCTATGTATATATGGCAGGTTAGAGAAAAGAATAATCTTAAAAAAGAAGAATCAGATGAATTATTTATTAAAGCAATAACTGATTTAACCAAAGAAATATTAAAAAAAGATAATTCTGAATATAATAATACTATACATTAATGCTTGACAAATAACTTTAATTATAATATAATAGTCGACGATTCAATAAATCAAAATTTTTGCTAAGCCGTGCTGAGTGTAGCGAAGTCGCACCAAGCACAGCGCTGCAGTGTGTAGCCCAGTTTAGCAAAGCAAACCACAGTTTTATTAATACAGGATATCAAAAAATGCGTATAAATTATATGATAGAAGGTACAGCCCCGTTAATGATGTGTAAATTTAATATAAAAACTCTAGGATCAAATAATAAAAGAAATAAAAACCTCACTCCCCAAGAAGAAGCTGAGGGTTTCGCATATAAAGATAAAGACGGATATCTTTATGTGCCAAAAGAAGCTCTTTGGAGGTGTTTAGGACAAGGAGGACAAGAAATTAAATATGATAATAAAAAACAATTAGCAACAAAAGATAGAACTAGATTATCTCTAGGTCTTACGTTATTATCAAATGACGAAATACTTCTTTTATCTAAGAAATCACTCAAAGATAAGTGGAAAAAAACTAAACATTATGAAGTTGATTCACGAAGAGTTGTAGTACCAGCAACTAAAGGGGCAATTATTAGACACAGACCACGAATTGATATCTGGGCATTAGAATTTAATATTGATTTAGATGAAAATGTTTTTGAACAATCTCTTATTAGAAAATTATTAGACATTTCTGGTAAGATAGCAGGGCTAATGGCTTTTAGACCTACATGCAATGGTTATTATGGAACATTTAAAGTAACAAGAGAAAAAGTATTAAACTAAATTTAAAATTTAACATTGCTCTGCCTAGCGTAGCGAAGCGATGCAAAGCAACGCCAAGTTTAGCGTAGCAAACCACAGTAAAGATATTTTTAATTAAATCTAGTGCAGTTTTGCTTAGCATTGCGCAGAAGAGTTATGTGAAGTGCTGTACAGTAAACCATAGTATATATAGATTTAAAGGTCTGTAGCTTAGTTGGTTAGAGCGCATCCCTAATAAGGATGAAATCGGTGGTTCGAGTCCACTCAGACCTACCAATAATATGGGTTTATAGCTCAATTGGATAGAGCAGCGGGCCTTTAACCCGTTGGTTTTAGGTTCAAGTCCTAATAGACCCACCATAAAACAACGGCTTCATAGCTCAATTGGTTAGAGCGCCGGACTGTTAATTCGTAGGTTCTAGGTTCGAGTCCTAGTGAAGCCGCCATTAAATAATAGCCTTCATAACTCAATTGGCTAGAGTAACGGTTTTGTAAGCCGTCTGTTTCAGGTTCGAGTCCTGATGAAGGCTCCAATTAACATAACTAAACGGAGAATAAATATGTTACTTCCAAAATATAGTCTACAAGAAAAAGTTTATTTTTATATGCTTAATAAAAATAAAGAAAATAGTATAGAGAGTTATACGGTATACGATGGAGTTATAAGCGCAATAAATATTAAAAAACACAAAGAAATAAATATTTTTAATTTAGAATATACTATAACCAATTATTCTGGCCGTAATTATAGAGAGGAGTCTCAAATATATCGCACAAGAACAGAAATTTACAATAAAGTCGAAGATTTACTTGACAAACAATAAATAGCAGTATATAGTATTAAATACTAAGTTAAGTTAGTATTGTGCTGTAAAGTAAAAAAAATTTAATACCTATTAATTTTTAAAGGGGTTAAAATGAGCGGACATAATATTGGAAGTACTTGTGAAGATGATTTAAAAAATGAATTGATTAAAGAATATGGAGAAATAGCAAAATTATTAATTAACTGCTCTAAAAAATATTCTTTATCTACAGACGCTATTGAGTATACATTAAACAATAATGAATATAAGGAATTTGATAATTATGAAGAATTTGGACGATATGTCTTTAAAACTTATAATTATCAAACTTCTAATGATTATTTATCTTTTAGCGGATATGATTTTATAAAAATTGGACAAACTAACGCAGAAAAAAATAAACAAGTACTTGTTGGACAATCTGTAGTTTATTTGTTTGAAGATAATTTAGAAAATCTAGAAAACTTATATAATATACGTCAAAAAATGTATTTTAATTTATTAGCTAACGCTAAATTTGTTACGTAAAACTATTCTAGAGATAATTCAACTATTTCCAAAATGGAAATAGTTGAATTTTTTAAATAACCAAAAGGAGACTGAAAATGATTAATCCAAAATTTAATATCGGCGACATTTTTTATTATATATATGCTGTAAACACAGATTACATAAACGGTATTACAATAAGTACTGAAATATATAAAATTAGTGAAATAATTTATGACGGTGAAAGCAACATATTTTATACTTTAGCTTCTAAACCACAAAATAAAGAAAAAATAGAAACTTGTAGAATAAGTGAAGAAGCTTTAAATAATAATAATAATAATAATATATATAAATCACGTGATTTAGCCCTTGAAACAGCTGTAAAAGCGCTTACTACAACTTTTAACGCCGCAGAAGAGCTTAATATAAAAATTAAAGAAAATGATTAAACTGCCAAATGATTTAATAGAAAGATTAAACTTACTAGCTAAGAAATTAAATAAAACCCCTCAATACTTATTTAACAAAGCTATAGAAGAATTTATTGAAGATACAGAAGACTGTTTATTAGCTGAATCTATTTTAAAGAAAAACAATCCGCATATCTCATTAGAAGAAGCTATGAAAGAACTTAGAATGGAGGATTAAAACAATGAATACTATGTATATAAATTTAAGTCATTTTCTATACAGCAAAATAGTTGAAGAAGCTAAGAAAGAAAATATAAGCACAGAAAACTTTGTACTTAATATTATAAAAAATAAATTACAAATCAGTGACGAAACAATAAAACAAGAAATGTCAAAACATAAAGAAGAAATTACTAAATCACTTCAAGAATTAAAAGAATTTTACGAAATTTGTGATGAAGAAGACGCGTTTGATTATTTAGTAGATTATCCCAACTGTATCCCAGCATTAATAGAAGCTGAAAAACACATTAAAGAAATATTCCCAACGGAAACAAAATCTTCAATAGAAATAGAACATGATCCGGAATGCGCAGACTGTGACAACTTATGGGTCAATTTAAAGAATGATAACTATGATTATGACACTATGCTTACTTTTCAAATAAAATTTGATGCTTGGTATCGTAATAACCCATGGTTTAATAAATTAGATGTAATATTTAGCGTTCATTAAATAACTTAGAAGGAAAAATTATGAATAAATATGATGACTTAAAATTAAAATTTGATGTAGGCGAAGAAGTTTATTATTTAGAAGACTTTGTAGAAGACAATATAAATTTTACTTTAATTAAAAAAGCTAAAATTATAGGCATTTATGCAGACACTCGCTATTGGTATAATTTACAAGATGAAACAGGAAAAATATTTGATGAAACAGCTATCTTTAAAACTTTAAAAGAAGTTTGTGAATACTATGGAAACAGAGAAACTCCGATAATAAGTCATCCCCAAACGTTTACCTGTTACATTAAAACAGGGAATAAAAATTTAAATAAAATTAACGAAACAATTGACAAATGTAGTAAAAACTTAACTACTTTAATTAAAACATTAAAAGAAAATATATTTAAAATGAAGGATAAATTATGAATGACAATATAACCCTTTTAGACTATTTTGCAGCACATGCTATGCAGGGTCTTGTTAGCAGAGAAGACATAGATTGTATTGATAATGAAATTAAAGTTAAAGCAGCATATACCATAGCTGACGCAATGATTAAAGAACACGATGAACGCCTTTCTGAAAAGGCTATAGAAAAAGAAATTGAAGAAAAAGAAATTGAAGAAAAAGAAATTGAAGAAAAAGAAATTGAAGAAAAAGAAATGTACCAATTTGTTTCCTCATTAAAATTTAAGGGTATTGTTCGTAAAGATGCAAAAAAATCATTACCTCCCAGACCTCCTGAAGAAGGAGAAGGAGATGAAGATGGTATATTACAAAAAGGATTTTAAAGAGAGAAAAATAAATGACTTGTATAGCAGCAATAGTTAAAAATAATAAAGTGTGGATGGGTGCAGATAGTGCCGGAGTCGGCAGTTATAACTTAACTGTTCGCGGAGATAAAAAAATATTTATAAATAATGGCTATTTAATAGGTTTCACAAGTAGTTTTAGAATGGGTCAATTATTACGATATAGATTTGCACCTCCTCCATGTCCAGACTGGGATTTAGAGAAACACATGACAACAACATTTATAGATGAAGTAAGAAAGTGTTTTAAAACTTATGGCTTTACAAAAATAGATAATAATAAAGAAGAAGGTGGTTGTTTTCTAGTCGCTACACAAGGAAGGCTTTTTACAGTACATTCTGATTTCCAAATAGGATGGGGTGTTGATCAATACGATGCTGTAGGATGCGGAGAAGACATCGCAAAAGGAGCAATAAATGCATTATTAGCGCATACAAGTCTTGCACCTGCCGCTATTATTAATAGAGCATTAACAGCAGCAGAAAATCACAGTGGTGGTGTGAGAGGGCCGTTTCATTTTATGAGTATATAAATGAATACAATACCTAGTAAAAAAACCACTGTACTGATTCCAAATACATATAGCAGTAACAAAGATGAAAAAATAATCTATGTATCACTTAATATATCTGAAGTACGCCAAATTATATCAGAAGATGAATTATTTATATTAAAACATAGACAACCAAAGAGTAAACTAGCATATAAAAAAATAGGCTTATTATTAAAATCAAAAAAAAGCGCTGAGCGTGTACGCCAAAAATATGCATGGCTTCTTAGAAAATTAAATATGTATTTAACATTTAAATTAATTATAAATATAGACATTTATAATTATAAAGAAGAACTACCAAATTTGGTTTCGGATTTTTTTTGGAGTATAGGAAAAAGTAAAATAGTAAGGAAAGTAACTGCTTTTAAGAAACGTATTAAAAACAATAAACCCATAAAATCCATATTAGAGAGTATTAAATAATGAGATCAAAAAATGTACGTGTTTTAAATTTTAATGAAATAACAGGTGTCTTTGAAACACCTTTTTATATACTTATTTGCGAAGAATATAGTGTTAGTAAACATTATATTATAAATAAAGATGAATATAATAGATATGCCTGCAATGTTAGCAATGATTTCTTAGGAACTGATTTGTGGATTGAATTTGAAAATGATGATTTAAAATATTATCCACAAGATTTTAACTGGATTGATATTATGAATGAATACATTAAACTAACAATAGAAGAAAATGAAGAATCAGAAACTACTATAAATGAAAGACTTAAAACAATAGACACTAAACTTGACTGTATTATAGAGATACTTCGTACAATTAAAACTTAACATAGGAGACACCAAATATGAATTTTCGTCCATTAAATGATCGCATTCTTATCGAACGCTTCGAAGAAGAGCTTAATCCTGTTGGAATTATCATCCCAGATAATGCCAAAGAAAAACCCACTAGAGGCAAAGTTATTGCTGTAGGTAAGGGTAAACAATTAGACAATGGAACTATTTGTTCTCTACTTGTAAAGTGTAATGACATCGTAGTATTTGGAAAATACGCAGGCTACGAAGTAAAAGTAGACGGCAAGGAATATATTGTTATGAATGAAGCTGATATTCTGGGAGTTATTGAATAACTTGCAAGCATAACACTTAAAAACTATTATTTTTCAACATGTTAGAATATATCTGGCAAAATTATTTGTCAAGTATTTTTATAAACTCATCATGAATAGAGGTCATAATAGTTTATCCCAGTTAGCAGCTAATTTTTTAGCAAAATGATAAGCAAGCAATGGAGGTACCGCATTTCCTATTACTCTGTATGCTGGCGATGCTTCAATAATTTTATTACCTTTTTTATCTTCTACAAAACAAAATTCATCCGGAAAGGTTTGTATTCTAGCGCATTCTCGTATTGTTAATCTTCGTTCTAACATTCCTTTTTTTAATTCTGCTGTATATTTACCGCCATTAGTTGCAGATAGTCGTCTAAATTCTATATTGCCATGATGCTCAGCTCTAATAGTAGGTCCAACTGCGTTTAAATCTATCTCTTTATTCCCCTGACATTTTTTACCGTACCATTTAGCTTTAGAATAAGCTTTTTGCTCTGCGTTACTCGTTAATTCAGGTTCTTCTAAATCTGAAAATACATCCGCTAAAGTAACAGATTTTTTATGAGTTGGTTTAGGCAATAAATCATCATAAAATATTTTTTTCTTGAGTTGTTTAGTTTTAAGCCCTATAAAAAATACTCTTTTTCTAGCTTGAGGGATACCATAATACTCAGCGTTTACAATGTAGACATATACTTGATAACCTAATTTTTTAAAATCATTTACTATTTGTTCTTTTGCTCCCTTTATAGATAAAAGACCAAAAACATTTTCAGCTATAAAAGCTTTTGGCTTAACTCTTTTTATAACCTCTGCCATTGCTTTATATAACCGACCCCGTTCAGTTTTAAATCCTTTTCTTTTACCTGCTACAGAAAAATCCTGACACGGAAAACCACCTATAATTAAATCTACCTTTGGAAATTTATAATTTTCTTTTAATAAATCAATAATAGAAGTTAAAACATACTCCCCTGTAAAATTATTTTCCCATACTTTTTTAGCTTGAGGCATTACATCGTTAGCCCAGATAACTTCAAAAGGTGTTTTTGGCACTTTTATCCACTTACCTTTTATGTTTGAATTAATCGCTTTTTTATGTACCGAAAACCCTCCCATTATTCCTAAATCTAAACCACCACAACCGCTAAATAAAGATAAAGTTTTTATCTTTTTTGCTTTAGGCTTATAACTTATTATAGTATCAATCACTGTATTTATTAATTTTATCCTTTTTTTAATTTAATCTTCAAATGTTTCTTCGTATGCTTCTTCTACATTATCTTTGATGTTTTCAAATCTGCGTTTAATAGAGAGTTCTTTTTCTGTATTCATTGTAACTATTTTTAGCGCATCACTTGCAACATCGAGTGGAGTTAAAGCTACATTAACAGCGGCTTTTGTGATAGATGTTAAAGCGTCAAATATTCCCTTTTTGTTTATCCTTTTTTAGTCAATAAAAACCATAATATATACTAAATAAAATAAATTGTCAAGTAAATTACACGCTTTTAAACTTATTTCGTCTGGTAATCACAGGTGATACACGTTTAATGTAACATTCTTTGAAAAATGCATCTCTTGAAACCGTTTTTTTAACTGTTTTGTTGATCTTTTCGGCGTTCTTAGGCGCCACATTAAACTTTAAATATTCATCAACTATAGATAATCTCTGATTCAAAATAACTTCATCCCATTGGAATGTTCCAAACATATTCTTTACCTTCTATTAACTAAAAAAATATATTATATACCAGTGATGCTAAACTGTTAACTATTAACTGTAAATTTAATAAAATAAATAGTTTTAAAAAAGGAATCCCCTGATTTTTATATTAATGATGAAAAACTACATTAAAAAGATAACGGCGCTTTCTTAATGTACAAAATACATACAATTGCTTAGAAAAAATTTCTAGAAAAATTTTTACTGTATAAATATTATACAATCAACTAAAAAACCTGGTGTGCAATGTGTACCCCTAGTTGTAGCCCTTACAGTGCATAATCAGTTTCACAGCCTGCCTATATACCTACTATGATATAAACTAATCGTAACACCTAGAAACTTTACTAAAAATTAAAATATGAATAGATATTATTTAGGAGTTCCTAAGTTGAACACGTTGATGCGTTGTAGCGTAGAATTTTTTGCGTGCGTCAGTATCTGCACAGATTTTAAACAACTGTAAACCGATTAATAAAAAGCATTCCTTGTACAGAAATTAATTACAGAAAACCTAGCAAACAACGCAGACGCAGTAAACTTAAAATATTATTTCTTAGTTTACGAATAGAAAGGGCTGCTAAGTAAACCTAAGAATATGCTAAGTAAACCTAAGAATAGAAAGATTAGTTTACGAATAGAAAGGGCTGCTAAGTAAACCTAAGAATAGAAAGATTAGTTTACGAATAGAAAGGGCTGCTAAGTAAACCTAAGAATAGAAAGATTAGTTTACGAATAGAAAGATTAGTTTACGAATAGAAAGATTAGTTTACGAATAGAAAGATTAGTTTACAAATGAATAGTAAACTTAAAACAATATATCTTAGTTTACAACGTCCGCAAATTAAAAAGGCGTAGTCCGAAAACTACGCCCAACTAACTTTTATTATTAACACTAATTTAGAGAAATTAGCTTATATATAATAACACATAATAGTAGAAAGTCAAGAAATATTTAGCACAGAGAATTACTTGACAAATGACTTTAACTGTTATATAATTAACTGACACCCTAAAGAAAGTTTAAATAATACGAAAAGACTTGACAAATGACTTTAATTGCGATATTCACGCGCACACGATATGTTATATAGGTGTAAAACTAACTTGCTTAAAAAATATGCAATCGTAAAAGAATGCTTGACAAGTGATTTTAACTAATATATAACTGTAGTTGTAATGTGCTTTTATTAACTAACACTGGAGAAATGAGAATGAATTATATAGACGAAATTGTATGGAAATTTGATTCTAAAATTTTACACCAGGGACTGAAAAAAATTCACGGCGAAATCGTAGATAAATTAATTGAATTACGAGATGATTTGAGCTGGGACGAAATATGTTACGCGCTGCATAGCATGAACTCAATTGACAGAAATGATGATCCAGAATACTACGATAGCCGACTATCCGACGGATATATATTTGAATTATCTGATGATAATTTGGACTGGATTTGTGACGATGATAACGATTATTCAGATAAAATTGAGGACGATTTATACACAATAATAGATGATTTTTATTCTGATTTTCTAGAAAAAAATAATATTGAAATTGAAATAGATGATTATCCAAACGAATCGATATACGTGGCTAGGCAATCGAATTCTGAAAATTACGATAAAAAAGAATTTGAATTATTAGAATTAGTTGAAATGATTAATAAATTTAATTAATAAAAATATTTTAAAAATCGTACGAAAAAGCTTGACAAGTGATTTTAACTAATATATAACTGTAGTTGTAATGTGCTTTTATTAACTAACACTGGAGAAATAAGAATGATAAACACAAAAGAAACACAGGACAAATGCAGACACTTTGTTAACGCTCACATATTTGCAAACGTTACAAACCTAATAGATTATGTTTTAAAAAAATCGTTAGAATATAATGATACCCCGTTTGGCTACGATGATATACAAAATTTATACGAAGAAAACGAGGAAGAAAACGAGGAAGAAAACGAGGAAGAAAACGAGGAAGAAAACGAGGAAGAAAACGAGGAAGAAAACGAGGAAGAAATTTTTGAGTGGCATATAATTGACTCATGGCTAGCTAATAAATTAAAAGAAAATAAAGAAATTATTATTAATGATGAGCTAAATTATTATTGGGGTAGGCAATGTTGCGGCCAGGCGATTTATTTAGATTCCGTTATTGAAAAAATTGTTAACAATATTAACTAACACAGGAGAAATGAAAATGAAAACATTAACTTTTAACGATATCGAAAATGCAATAAACAACTCCGTTGACGATATTATAAATAATTATAACGCTGACACAAAACGAGAAACTATATTAGATGCTGTTTTTGATGAAACAGATAGTATTTTTGGAAAACTCATAAAACAAAAATTAGTAACTAATTATACATTTGATGATTTAATCGACACAGCCACAGATTGTACTGTAATACTTAAATATGCGAAAAAATTTGCCTGGGTCGAAAATGATACAGAATTATGGGAAGGATTATGGGAAAGATTATGTTTTGGGATGATAGCTAGTATTGCATTTTTTAGTTTGCGAAACTGTTTTTATACAGCATTAGAAAATAAAGGGTACGACACTAACGATGATTTCCCATTGGCTAATAAAAAGGAGGTTATTTAAAATGACTAAAGATCAGTACTATATTGCATGTCGGCAAATCGCTGACGCAAATTATAATCTTACGCACGGTACTATATTTATAATGACTGAAAAAAACTTTAAAACAAAAGAAAAAATTGTTAACGACGATTCATGGCATACTGTTTTACTACATAAAAAATATCAGGATATTCATCAATTGCTTAAACACACACCAGAAAAAAAGATAAAACGAAAACTTTTAAAACAACTTATCCGACCTTATAGATTAACTGCCGGAATCTACGAAATGTGGATTCATCGCCTACGAACCGACACATATCCGTCATTTAATCGCGGCTTACAATGTTTCATTAATTTTTCAGCACAGGAGGTGAAAAATGACTTTTAAAGAAAAAGAATACAAGAAAAAATATTATAAAGAAAATAAAGATAAAATATTAAGCCAAAAGAAAAAATATTATAAAGAAAATAAAGAAAAAAGAAAAATTTATAGAGAAAAAAAGAAAAATGACTGGAAAGACATTATTAAAAACTATAATAAAAGAAAGAAATTACTTGACAACTAACTTTAATTGGTATATAAATAATTGTTTTAATTTTTAACCTAGGAGATTCAAAATGAACAGCCAAACGATAGCAATGCTTTACAACATCAATGCTTATAAGCACATTGTAGAGCATTTAATTGCACCACAACACCAATCGTGCTATGAAAAAATGCCGGACTGTAGCGATTATAAAGAATATGATTGTGAATATGACGACAGCGACAGCGACAGCGAATGCCCGGAATTAAACTTTAACGACTAAGAGGAGGAATAAAATGAATCATCAAAAATTAAGTGACCAAATTGAAAATGTAATAAAAAAATTTTCACAGCGACGTAATAGTTTATACAGTAAACTGTTACAACGTATTAAAAAAAGTAAACTTAACGATGAAACTCTTCTTTGTACAATTGAAAAATGTCTTGACCATAATCTTATTACTCAAGATGAATTTAATTATTTAATACAAAATTTAAAACTTTAACAAAGGAGGATTAATAACATGAAAACATTTCTATACGAAGCTTTTGGCGCATTATTATTTTTTGTGGCAGTCATCGCCTGCACTGCATTTATTTGCTTATTAAGCGTTTAAAGGAGGTTTACAATGAATAAAGATAAAATTAAAAAATATGAAAAAAAATATTGCGAAAATAATAAAGAAAAATTAAAAAAATACTGGAAAGAGTGTTATCAAAAAAACAAAGATAAAATTAAAAAATATAAAGAAAATAATAAAGATAAAATTAAAAAATATGAAAAAAAATATTACGAAAATAATAAAGAAAAATTAAAAAAATACAGGAAAGAGTGTTATCAAAAAAACAAAGAAAAATTAAAAAAATACTGGAAAGAGTATTATCAAAAAAACAAAGATAAAATTAAAAAATATGAAAAAAAATATTGCGAAAATAATAAAGAAAAATTAAAAAAATACTGGAAAGAGTATTATCAAAAAAACAAAGATAAAATTAAAAAATATGAAAAAAAATATTACGAAAATAATAAAGAAAAATTAAAAAAATACAGCAAAGAGTATTATCAAAAAAAGAAATTACTTGACAAATGAAATTAATTGGTATATAATGATTCTAACATGGGAGGTCTAACATGCAACAAACTCAATTTAACTATCAAATACCAGACCCTAAACGAAAAACGTTTATCGACCTGTGCAAAGAAAAAAATCCGGATTTTAAATATGCAAAATTACAATTAACCGAGGATCACCCGGATTTCAATAAACTCCCGGTTAAATTCAAACAACGCCTCATGCAGCGCAAACCTTTCAAATGGCGAAAATCCGACCCCCTCTTATTCATGAATAAAAATATGCGCCTGATCGGCTGGATAAAATACAATACGCTTCTTAAGGAATTAAAAAAATGAGTGATAAAAACAATATTAAAATTATCTACGACGGCGCATATCCAAATTTATGCAGCGGAACACTAATTGTTACAATAAATAATAAAGTATGGCATTTTCCGTCTCATTGTTTAGAAAGCGGTGGAACTTATTGGTTTGATGATGATTGGAATGATTATTTAGAAACAGGATTATGGACAATTGAAGAATGGCCTTCAAATTTTCCAAAAAATCAAAAAAAAGCAGTTATCGATGCTGTTAATAAAGAAATTCCGCACGGTTGTTGTGGAGGCTGCATATAAATTACTTCCCAGTAAGATAATAATAAAAACTATACTCATAACTCACAGCTCTCTATGTAAAATAGAGGGCTTTTTTGTTGTGTCCGCTTAATTAAAACGTATAAGAGAATAGGCTAGTACCTTTAAAATAAAAAAACCTTGTAGACACGATAGAATTAAGTCTAAGGATATACTAATGAAATACAGAGACTGGCTTCAAAAGAAAAACTCTAAATTGTTTTACTTCTTTTCTTTTGCGTGTTATTAAAGTCCTTGTAATCAAACCTCATTTAACACGAAGTGTTAAATGAGGTTTGATTATACCAAATTGTTTTACGCCTGTCAAGATTTTTTCATTCTTTTTTAAAATCTAGTATAAGAAATATACAAAACTCCACAAGTACCTGTAAAAATTAAACAAACATATCATAAGTGTATAGAAATATTTTTTTGCCGCTGTAACACTTTTTAAAAGAAATTTTAATAACCCTTTGTAAAAATTAAACAAACATACAAAAGTTGTATAGAAATATTTTTGATGCTTTTTTGAACAATCCTTGTAACCCCCTGTAAAAATTAAACAAACATATCATAAGTGTATAGAAAAGTATAGTGTTTTTAAAAAAGTAAAAAAAAAGCAAAAAAATGAAAAAGCATTACTGGAAATAAGGGTGTTTCGTATCAAATACCGGTATTTTTTTTATACAGTTTGGAAGAATTTTGTACTGGTTAAATCTTGTGTACAAAAAATAACATTTTGATTTAATTAGTCTTTTTTCGATTTGTTCACTTTCTAAGCAACTCGGAAACCCGCTCTGTATATAAAACGAGAAGAATCGAATCTCGGCAAGTACTGCCGTTGGCGTCTTCGCAGAATAGTGAAAAAAAGTTTTCGCTCCTAGAGCCAATAGTTTTCGGGAAAACTTCGTTTCCGGCATTCCGTATCAAACGCACTTTCGTGAAATGCCCATTGATTTAATTAAGAAAATCAACCTTTTCTTAAGGTTCGTATCAAATGCAAAATCGATTTCTGGTAAATGTACCCGCATTTGATACGAGTATATCCCATTGATATATATATATATAATATATATATTAGCATAGTAAAAAATGACGGTATCAAACGCAAAAGTTTTTACAAAGCTCATCTTTTTCAAAAAATGAGAGTTTGACGCCCAACTTTTAAACACTTAATTTTTTTGTTTTGTTTTTTCTCTCTCTTTAAAAACTTTTGCGTTTGATACGAACCTTAAGAAAAGGTTGATTTTCTTAATTAAATCAGAGAGTTACATGGTATCAAATGCGTTATTGTAAACTTGCATTTGATACCATGGTTTACAACGACACCTTGATTTCCTTAATATAATCAAGTAATTACGCCAAAACACGCATTTAAAGTCACATGTCGCATTTGATACAACCTTTAATTTAGTAAATTTATCAGATACTTGATGGTCACCAAAATTGTACCTTATTTTTTTAAGCTTATAATTTAATTAAGTATATCAGTAAGTTAGTTGATTACGCCGTATTAATTTTTTTGGTTTAAAATACCTCGCATTTGATATAAACTGGGTTGCGTTTGATACGAAATGTTTTTTTGAGTTGTATTTATTACTGGTATATAAACAGTATTCAAGTATTATTAATAGTGTTTAATAGCAGTATCATTTAGCTAAAAAAGTAAGGATTAAAAATTTCTTAGGCATTATTTTTTTAGCTGGAGCGGATAGAAAAAACAGAAAAAGACTTGTCAGACATTTTAGAGATCATTTAGCAGAGGTTATTAAATTAAGTTATAAAAGCGTAATAATTTGATTTTAACTGTTAAAAAGCAGGTAAAAAAGTAAATGTTTATGCGATTACAATGCTACGTTGGGATAAAAGTTATTGACAAATGACTCTATTTATAATATAATTTGGTTTCATTGGTTAAATAAATTTCAATCTAACAGAGGAGCTTAAAAAATGAAAACTAAACAGGAAGAATTTTTAGATGCTTGTGGTACAGGAAGATTTGGTTTTCTTTCTGAGAAAGAAGTTGCGCTTTTAATTCGTAAGTCAGTCAGTTTTTTGCAACGCCAGAGATGGACTGGAGGTAAAGGCGTTATCCCGTTTTACAAAATCGGTCATCATGTGAGATATGATGTTGAAGATGTTAAAAAATGGCTAAAGGAAACTGCCCAAAGGTGTACTTCTACACGTCAATATAAACATAAAAATCAGGAGGAAAAATGAAAATTTCAAATCAGGTAAATTATCTGTTAACGAGAGAAGAAACTGCATTTTTTCTAAAGTTAAGTTATTACTTGAAGATTCAAGAGTTATAAAAATGAAACCTAAACAGGAAGAATTTTAAAAAGCGGATAAAAAGAGACCCTTTTGGTAGCGTTATTTTAATGGTATGTTATAAGCATGTTTGTACATAACTCCCCCGTGAGACTTAAAAAAAAATTTTTTGATTCGTAAATAAGCGGGGTACCTGATTTTTTGATTCGTAAATAAGATGGGTACCTGATTTTTTGATTCGTAAATAAGAGGGGTACCTGTATATCTTTTGTACTGTATATCTTTTGTACTGTATATCTTTTGTACTGTATATCTTTTGTACTGTATATCTTTTGTACTGTATATCTTTTGTACTGTATAATCTCTAGAACTTATCCACAGGTTACCCACAAGTTATTAATAAAAAGTTATCCACAGGTTATCCACAGCCTGTTAATAACTTGTGGATAACTTTATTAGAAATAAATTTAGAAAACACTTTTTTCAAAAATGATTATGTGTAGCTTTTTTTCTAAAAAGCTGCTTTTAAGGAAATTTTTTATTGGAATAGGCGCAGGTGCTGAAGATTAGATATAACAATGCTTGCGGGCATAATTAAGTCTAAATAAGAGTCTTCAGCGTATCTGCATACTAAGTTTTCAAATATTAGTCTATTTGAGGGCTTTGATAAGTGCCAACAGGCGGTACGTTTATCGCCTATAAACAATCTTATTTGACGCGTCAAGTATAGCATAATTTAGAGTAATATCAATAATTTTTAAAAACCCTCTCTTAAGGAAATTTTTCAGATTAAAAAAACAAGTAAAATTAACCTTGACATTTAATTTTATTTACTATATGATATAACCCTTTTAACAAATAGAGGTGTATTATGAGTAATGTATATATAGTAAAAGAAGAAAAAATAGAGGAGCTAGAATGTAATGACGGTTGGGAAACCTGTTCATATTATAATAGAAACATACAAAGTGTATTTCTCACCTTGGAAGAAAGTTTAAAATTTCTTTCTTCTTTTGATAAAAAATTATTAAAAGACCTTTATTTATATATTTATAAAACAGGTGATTTAGCAGATGGGTTATCTATTGAGCCGTCTATAATTAACGCTTTTAATATAGATTTTAAGAAAGAGTATACAGATAAGACTATTAAAGAGTTAGAGAGTGAGTATGATCCTGATTCAGATTCCGAAGTGTTTTTTGAAAATTGTGTGCGTCATAAAAATATAGATGGGCTTGCAGATGTTATTAAAAATAATACTGTAGATGAAATTAAACAGTTATTTCAAAATAACAATATAACTTTAAATGTTTTATTACAGTGGTTAACGTATACACTAAATATAAAAATATCACATATAGAAACAATTAAATATTTAATTAATAATAAGATAATTAATTTTCAGGAAAGTAATAATAAATTTATTTGTGATTTTGCGGCAAAAGGGAGGTTAGAGATAATTAAATATTTAATGTCTAATCCTTTAAATGATTTAACTAGTAATAATAATTATGCGATTCGTTGGGCGGCGCATAATGGGCATACTGAGGTTGTTAAGTTTTTATGTAGTCAGGAAAGTGTTAATCCTACAGCCAATAATAATCAAGCTATCAAATGGGCTGTATATTTTAATCATATGAAGACAGTTAAAATATTATTAAAAGATAAACGTGTTAAAGAGACACTTAGTATAGAGGAATTAATTAAGTATAGAGGAAAGTAAGATAATAACGTTTTAAAGTTTTTAAAAACCCTCTCTTAAGATTTTAAGTAAAATTAACCTTGACAAATGATTTTATTTAAAATATACTTTGGTTTCATTATAAATAAGAGGTATAAAAATGAAAACTAAACAGGAAGACTTTTTAGATGCTCATAGAGTTGATCCGCTTGCTTGGATTAGCGAGTATGATTATTATTATGACCATGATTTAAGTATATTGACACACTGCTGGTGTAGTTTAATACTTGATCTTATTGAGAAAAAAATTAAACGTGATTTATTTGATAGAGAAGTTAAATTTGTTTTAAATAAAATTTCAGAGATACCTATTGCGTTTAATTCTTTTAAAGATATTGATTCTAAAAAATCAAACGAAATTATAGAGGAAACAGCTGATAATGTAATTAAAGAATTACAAGATAAAATAAAATCAGTAAATAAATTATCTACTACTTATGAAAAAGAATTATGGGAATTATTTTTAAATGATAAAAAATGTGATAAATGTAACGGTGAGTTGAAACTTGCAACTTTTCATAATAAGCCTTTTAGATACTGTGATAAGTTTGAGTACACACCTGGAAACATTGAATATGAAGAAAAAGAAAAAATGAAAGTAACTATGGATATTTCAAAAATAGCAATGAATGCTTCTCTTCCGCAAGAACCGGAACATTATATTAATTGTGAATATCATGGATTGACTAATGCATGGATGCAGATAAATGAAGATATTTTTTGTGTTGAGTGTATTGCGCATATATTAAAAAAGCAATTAAAGACTCATAAATTTTTAAAAGATAATGAGCTAATTAATAATAAAAAAGTTAATTATTTTGAAAAAAGCAATCATAAAATAAAAGAAATAAATGAGACTACATACGCTTTTGAAATTATAGGAAAACCCGAAGGTAAAAAGTAAGGAATGAAAATTAAATTTAAAACATTGCATGAGTTTATTACTAATATTCAGCAAAATAGTTTATCGCAATTTCAATTAGATTTAAGCGATGAAGGATTAGAAGAAATTTATAATCATTTTGAAGAAGAAATTTTAAACTTTTTAGATAAAAATATTTTTTTAAAAAAAGTTTTATTAAAAAATGCTATACAATTAATATTACAAGATTATAAAAAGTAATACTTGACAACTAAGATTAATTATAATATAATTAATTTTTAATATAGGAGTTAGAAAATGAATACCTTATTTGTGTTGTATTGTTCTTTTATGTTTGTTTTAATTTTTATATGTTTTATTGGTTGTAATAGTTATTTTAAAAAAATAATAAAAGAATGTGAAGGGTTAAAATGTAGAGTTAATGATTTTTATTCTAAAATATCATGTGCTATATACTGTATAAATAAGTCTATTACCAATCTTGAAAAGAAGGTAGAAAAATGAAAGGTATAAGTTTAGAATCAATGGATTATATATCTGCTACTTGTAATAAAGAAGACAAAGTAGATAATTTTATTGACGACATTATTAAGCTTTTTAAAAAACATAAACTTACGATAACGCCGATTATAATAAGTAAGAATAAAATTGCGGAAGTTGCTAATGCTTATTTTAAGTTTACAGATATTAGTGATGACCCTGACGATGTTACGAAGAAATTTTTATTTGATGTTAAACAAGGCTTAAGAAAAGATTATATAACAAATATAAGTTTAAATTTTTTAAAAGAGAAATAATAAAATAGAGGAGTAAAAAAATGAAAACATATCATAAAATTAATTCTTTATATAAAAGAAATGAAAAGACTCATAAATTTAATAATAAATTTTCATGTGAAGAATTTGAATTATTACAAGATTGTCAGTGGTCATTTCAAGAAAAAATAGATGGGACAAATATTAGAGTATATTTCGATGGTGAACATGTAAGATTTGGAGGTAGAACAGAAAAAGCACAAATTCCAACTTCGTTATTCGCCAGATTGCAAGACATATTTACTTTAGATAAATTAAAAGAGTCTTTTGATTATGCTTCTCTTAAAAAAGAAATTATTTTTTTTGGGGAAGGTTACGGCAATAAAGTTCAAAAAGTAGGTAAATTATATTTAAAAGACTCCGTAGATTTTATCTTATTCGATTGTCTTATTGGTTATAATTGGCAGTCGAAGGATAATTTAGAATCATTTGCAGAAAGATTAGGAATAAAATATGTTCCATTTGTTGGGCAAGGTACATTATCTGAAGCTATAGAATTAGTTAAAAAAGGTTTTGATTCTAAAGTAGGTAATTGTAAAGCTGAAGGATTAGTTTTAAGGCCTTTATATGAATTAAAAGATAGAGTTGGCAATAGAATTATTACTAAAATTAAAGCTGTTGATTTTAAATAATACGATCAGATGGCAGAGTAGTTATGCGATGGTCTGCAAAACCATTTAGGTCGGTGCGAATCCGACTCTGGTCTCAAAAAATAGAGAGGTATAAAAAATGAAAGTTAAAGAGCTTAAAGATATTCTTAACGCTCTGCCTAAAGAGGCAGATGATAGAGAAGTTATAATTGCTCGTGACGAAGAAGGTAATGGGTTTAATGTATTAGAAGATGTAAATATAAATGATATATATTTTAATGACGAGATTTACCATGATGATACGGCTGCTGAGGATAATTGCTTAGAAAAGAATGAATGGGAAAAAATAAAAAACGACCCTTCATTAAGAGTAATTTCTATTTGGCCTTAGTAATTTTTTTATAAAATAGGAGTATAAAAAATGAAAATCGGGTCTAAATTTTTAATAGGATTAAGCGCTTTAGTTTTAATATTTGTTTGTTATAGTTTTGGAGTGTATAACGGATTAGTAGCGAACGAAGAAAATGTTAATCAATCATGGTCGCAGGTAGAAAATGTATATCAGAGGCGTGCTGATTTAGTTCCTAATTTAATATCCACTGTGAAAGGTTATGCTATTCATGAAAAAACAACTTTTTTAGAAGTCGCAAAAGCGCGTTCAGAAATAAATAATGTAAATACTAAAAATATTGTTAATAATGCTAGAGCATTTGAACAATTTCAGAAATCACAATCTATGTTAGGAAGTGCGTTAAATCATTTACTTATTAATGTTGAAAGATATCCAGTACTAAGAGCGAGCGAGAATTTTATGGCTTTGCAGCAAATGTTAGAAGGAACAGAAAATAGAATTGCAGTAGAAAGACGTAGATATAATATAGTAGCGCAATCTTTTAATGTAAAAATAAGACAATTTCCAAGAAGCATCATAGCTAAGATATTTAATTTTACAAAGAAAGCATATTTTAAAGCTGATAAAAACGCTAATAAAGTTCCTAAAGTGAGATTTTAAACAGTCGGATAAATAAAAATGTATTTAACTAAAGATCAATTTAAAGAGTTAGAGAGTTTAAGTGAAGAAGAGTACGCTGATTATATTGGTAAAGTTTTTTGTAATTTATATAGTGTAGAAGAAAGAAGAAAACTTTTTAATTTAAATTCTGTTATATCAGCGGATTATAAAACTGGAATAGGTACTATCGCATTTAATTTTCCAATAAGCATAAAACTTGATGTTAAAGAAGACGAGTATGTATTTATATTTGAAAGAACACAATAAAGAGGATAAAAATGAAAGTCTACGAATTAATTGAGCAATTAAAATTAATGCCGAAAGATGCTGACGTCTGGCATTTATGGGATGGAGCGCTTCGTACAGAGATAGAATATGTATATTTATCAAAAAGTGGGCTAGTTGGTACGTCCGATCGAAGCGAAGTATGTTATTCTACTAAAGATAGACCGGTTGATGCTCCAACTAGCGTTGAAGAGAGGTATTGGCATAGCCCGTCAAAAAAATATAGAGAGAGATATAAAAAATAGGAGTTAATAAAATGAATAAAACAGCTAAAGTATCACAAGCTTATGATTTTGCTAAAGAAGCCCACAAAGATCAACGTAGAAAGTTTACAAATGAACTCTATTTCGATGGACATGTTAAAGAAGTATATGAGCTAGCTACTAAATATTGCGAAGACGAAGATAGTTTATGCGTTGCATTATTGCATGATGTTATTGAGGATTGTTACAAAAATAAAGGGTTAGGGAATTTTTTAATAGAGGGAGCTTTCGGAAAGGACGTTAGTCAATTAGTAATAGAACTCACAATAAACAAAGAAGAGCTTAATACTGTGTATTTAGATAATAAAGATGTTTATTTAGCAAAAAAAATGATAAATATGAGCGATAAAGCATTAACTATTAAACTTTGTGACAGATTACAAAATATATCAGATTTAGAAAAAGCTCCTTCAGAATTTATAGGTAAATATATAAAAGAAACAGATTATATAATAAAAATGTTGGCACAAAAAAGAAGATTAAATGAAGTGCAACAAGAATTGATTAAAATGATTAATGTATTTTGTGTTAAAGCATTATTTATTAAACATTGTGATAGATCGCAAAATATATCAGCTTTAGAAAAAGTTTCTTCAGAATTTGAAGAATCACAAAAATTAGTAGTTAAAATTGATAAATCAAATAATAAAAGATATTGTCATCATTGGATAATATTTGATAAAGATGGAAAAAGAACTGTTATTACAGAATGGTCGAATGATATAGAGTTTAAAGATAGTATTATTTGGAAAAAATATTTTTCTTAATATATTCTTAAGGTTTATGTAGTATAATAGTACTTAACTATTTAGGAGGTTGTTATGTTTGGGGATATGAATTTATTAGAGTTGAAAAATTTATACGATAGCGTTAAAACCAATAATTTTAATGCTGAACAGTTAAAAAAATTTATAGGTTATAAACTTATTAAATTAATTGAAGTAGTAGATAAACGTGAAGAATATTTAAATTATAAACTTAATAATTTAATTAAGAAGTCATTTTTTAATAACTTTCGTATTTCTAGATTTATTAATAATTATTTTAATATTAATAGTTATTATGATTATGAGACTTTTCTACGATATATAGAAAAAATAAATGATTTTATTTATGATGATTTGCAAAGAAATAAAAAGATTACACTGTTAATATGTTCAAATTATGAGTTAGTTTATGAAAATAAAAACTTTAAAAAACATTATTTAAAGAAGAAAGAAAGTTCCAAATGTAATGAAAAATATAAACAGTATAAAAAATATGAAAAGCTTATAACAAAAAATAATTTTGAAAAAGTAAAAGAGTTATACAAAATAAGTAAAGAGTTAAAACTGGTAAAAGATTTAAAAGCTCAATTTGTTTATAAAGAAAGCTCTGTAGAAATCGTTGATAAATTAGATGTGTTTGTTAATAAAAATAAAAAAAATATTGCTGAAGTTTCAAATACTAATAAAAAATCAAAGACATTTTGGCAGCATATAACTAATGCTCTGCGTGGAATAAAAAATAAATTTAAATCATTATTTTTTAAGACACCTAAGAAACCAAAACAAACACTTAATAATTTAGTTAATGTAGTTGGACGTTCTTTATAGACTATTAATTTTAGAAGAAGGTGTTATATGAAAGTACAAGTAGATGATGAGTTCAAATTTGAAGATGATTTTTTAGTTAAAAAATGTATAAAGTTATTAAATGAATATTTATCAGTAGAAGAAGATAAAAAAATTTTTAATTTAAATATAGTTTCTGAGCATATACTCGCTATACAGCAAGCATATCTTAAAACTTATACACCAACGATTCAGGAAGAAACGGATTATGAGTATGAAACAACTAGTGATATGCAGAATAAGTTTAATACAGCGTGTGTTAGAGGTGATTTAAAAGTAGTTAAAGAATTAATTAATGATCCAAATGTTGATCCTGCTTATTATACCAATATGGCTTTACATGATGCTGTGGGAGCGAAGCGGTATGATGTAGTAAGATTTTTATTAAAAGATAAACGTGTAGATTTATCAGATCGTGGTTTAGAAACATCAGCGATTCCTGTTGAAAATAATGATTTTAAGATGTTAGAAATACTGATAAAAGAAGGTAAAATGTCCTTAGAAGTAGCTTTAGAAGTAGCTGAAGAAGAGGAAAATTATAAAATTATAAACTGTTTAAAAAAATTAAAATAATGATTGAGTTATTTAAAATTTATTTTCATCCTATTAAAACAGAGTTAGTAGGAAAATTTGAATCATTAAAAGAAGTAATGCGTTGTATAAAACATAGCAACTTTTCAATTCGTGACGCATGGGAATTACATATTTTTCAGATAAATAAAGAAAATAACATTGAGAAAAAAGTATATTCTTTAGATGAAATTATTAATGAATGTGATTTATGTAAAGGTCAAAAAGTAATAGGCTGGGAATACTCATTATATGCAAAAGTGTTTGGTGATAAAGAGTATACAAAGGTATTTGGCGATAAACCTAAAAATGAATATAAACAATGTTTTCGATGTAATGGTTTGGGTTATATAATAAAAAATAAAAACACTTGACATTCTATTTTAATTGTAGTATACTTTGCTTATTAAATAGAGAGAGTAAATCATGAATAATTTTTTTATATTGACGAAGAAGAATCAGAGTCTTTAAATGCTAACCATATTCTGTTTATAAATGAGTTAATAGATTTATGCGCTAAACACAATAAAATTATAGTGTCTAATGACTCTAAATTAGAAATTCAAGATTCAGTTTTACCTAAATTATTAATTATAGAAGGTCAAAATAGTTTTTCAATTGGCGGTTTTTTATTTTAAAAAAAGAATAACTTCCAGGAATGTCTATTAACGAGAGGTGATGATTATGAAAGTTAAAAAATTAACAGATGATGAAATTAGAGTTAAACATAAACTATTATATATGCATCTTGATCAAAGTTTAATTATCAATAGTCAAGAAAAAAGAGATGAATTTTTAATTGCCAGTATTAGATTATTGACAGAAAAAGCTGAAAAAGAATGTCCATGTTGTAACCACAAATTTTATTGTTAGGATATGATTATGAATGAAAAGCAAATAAAAAAATATCTTCAATCAGCTTTACAAATGGAAATAAATTTTTATAAATTGATGAATGAAAAATATTTTAATAATAAAAAAATAAAAAATAATTTCCAACAACATTTAACGATAGGTGATGATTGTGAGTGAAGATAAAAAAAATCCATATGATTTTTATTTAGATAAAGAAGCTGGTGGTTATGATTTATGGGCTGATACACACTGTTTAGCTAATATTATTGCAGATTCTATAAGAAAAAAAACAAATCGTGATTTAAGTGAGAAGGATTTATCTATAATATTTCATAAATGTTGCGATCTAAATAATAAAAATTATTTCGGCGACATCCTAATTGCAAAATTTATCTATCTTATAGACAAAGCTGTAGAGCAATTAATAAAAACTAATAATTTCCAGTAATGTGTATTAACTTAACTTAGGAGATAAGAAATGCCGAAATTTAATTTAGGCCAGCAGGTATATTTTTTAATATGGACGGAACATCATTCATGTAATGATCCATATACCCCATTAAAGTTAAAAACAGGGAAAATTGTAAATATTGAATTGAATGAGTATGGGGAAGAACAAAGAATTTTTTATACAATTAAATCACATACATGCGTTTCTGAGAAAAAAATTCAAGAACCATATTTATTTAATCGTGTAAATGAAGCAAAAGAGTTTTTAATCAGACAAATTATTTCATTGTCCCCAGAAGAAATGCGATAATTTCTAGTAACGTGCTTTAACGAGAGGTGATGATTATGAAGAAGATGTTAATTAAACAAAAATATATAATAGGAATGCATGACAAAATTACAGGTGATTTGTCAGGAGTTAGTGGTCATCTGTCAGGAGTTACAGGTGATCTGTCAGGAGTTACAGGTGATCTGACAGGAGTTAGTGGTCATCTGTCATGGATTAAAGGTGATCTGTCAGGAGTTACAGGTGATCTGACAGGAGTTACAGGTGATCTGACAGGAGTTACAGGTGATCTGACAGGAGTTAGTGGTCATCTGTCAGGAGTTACAGGTGATCTGACAGGGATTAAAGGTGATCTGACAGGGATTAAAGGTCATCTGTCATGGATTACAGGTGATCTAACAGGAGTTACAGGTGATCTGTCATGGATTAAAGGTGATCTGACAGGAGTTACAGGTGATCTGACAGGAGTTAGTGGTCATCTGTCATGGGTTACAGGTGATCTGACAGGGATTAAAGGTGTTCTGTCATGGATTAAAGGTGATCTAACAGGAGTTACAGGTGATCTGACAGGGATTAAAGGTGATCTGACAGGAGTTAGTGGTGATCTAGATGAATGTGAAATCTCAGATGAAGAGAGAAAAAAAGGTATTCATATTAATGATTTAATTATCAATATGATTGTGGGTGATGAGAATCAAAATTAAACCAAATTAATTTCCAGTAATGTGTATCAGGAAGAAATAAATATGAGATTTAAAACAAGTGCCGAAGAAATAAAAGAAATATGGGGAGAAAAATATTTACCCGCAATATATAATTTACCTGAAAATTTTATTGTTAAAAATATTAATAATATTTGTAAAAAAATTGGTAATTTAGAAGATAAGCGTATTAAGTTAAAAATTTCTATCGAGAAATATGAAGAACAACGAATGTTTTATATAAAACAACACTGGGCTTTACAATTATTACTTTATGAAAAATTTGGAAGATTTAACTTCCAGTAATGTGCTTTAACGAGAGAGGCGAGGATTATGCTAATACAGTTTGCAACATCTAAAAAATATAAGTCATTATATGAATTTTTAGACCAATTGCCTTATAAGATCGGCGATGAACTTTATTTTTTTAATAAAAAAACACTCTACATTCAAAGTTATTCTATAGCGCATATTACTATAGAGATAACAAAATCTTCTCGTCATAATGAACAAACAAAGTCAATAAAAATTATATTTATAGATCATTATGGGCAGCAGTTAACCTATAAAGATTTTTACGCAAAAACAGAAAAAGAAGTTAAACAAAAAATAATAGAAAAAATGGATTACCCATTTGGTCGACAAAAAAGAATTTCCAGTAATGTTTAACAAGAGGCGACGATTGTGAATTTACCTACAAAAAACTATTCAAGACGTGCTTATAGAAAATTATTAAATGAAAAAATAATATTTATATTAACAGAGGAGAAATAATCGTGAAAGATATAAAAACAGGAGATAAAGTTTTATATAAAAATAGTTTAATGAACAATGAAATCCTAACTGGAACTGTTCATAAAATTATAAAATATGTGAATGAGAATAATAAATACTTTCCCCTGGATAATTATTCACAGATTTTTGTGATCAATGGTGAGCGAATATTAGAGCAATTCATTATTGGTAAAATAGTAGAAGAAACTTAACAGAGGATAAAGAAAATGAATAATAAAGAAAAAGATTTAATTTTTTGTTGGTTGATTTCGTGTGCTTTAATGATTCCTTTTATTAATATTATTAATAATTTATTTAATCAAAAAGTATGCTCATTTATAGAAATTATGCTTTTTTTAATATTAGGATTAATAGCATATTCAATCCAAATAAATTAAAAAAATAATGCGTATTACCGACAATCAATATTCCGGAAAATCCGGATAACTTAACAGAGGATAAATAAGATGAACAAACAAGTTTTTAAAAAAGAGTTTATTGATATTGATAAGCTTTTACTTTTTATTAATGCTTTTAAAAAACGATTAAATCTTAAATGGTGGTGGATTGAAGAAAAGAAAGATAAATATATTTTATGTGGAATTTAAAAAATAATGTGTATTACTGGAAATAGAAGGAGAGATGATTGATAAATGAATAAATTTATAGATTTATTTTGTGGGATAGGTGGTTTCCGATTAGCACTGGAAAAACAAGGGTTACAATGTGTTTTTTCCAGTGATATAGATAAGCATGTACAAAAAGTTTATTTTAAAAATTTTAAAGATATGCCAAAGGGGGATATATCAGAAATACCAGCTAAAAAAATTCCAAAGCACGATGTATTATGTGCGGGTTTTCCATGTCAGTCTTTTAGCATATCAGGAAAAAGAAAAGGTATTTTAGATAATAGAGGACGGCTTTTTTATGAAATAATCAGAATAGCAGAGTATCATCAACCGTCCATATTACTCTTAGAAAATGTAAAAAATATACTTAGCATTAACAATGGCGGTGTAATTAAAACAATAGAAAATAAATTAAATGAAATAGGTTATAATGTCTTTATGCATGTTCTCAACGCTTCTTTTTTTGGTATTCCTCAAGCTAGAAAAAGAGTTTATTTTGTTTGTTTAAGAAAAGACTTAAATTTATCATCTAACAGGCCGAAAGAAACATATATAAAAATATATTTAGAGAATGTTTTAGATAAAGAGATTGATAAAAACTTATTTATAAATAGGACAGATATAAAATATACTAAGGACTCAAAAAATATAGAGTATAGTTTAAAATTAATAAGGCTTGGCATTATAAACAAAGGCGGTCAAGGCGAAAGAATATATAGCCCAAAAGTACACGCAGTTACATTATCTGCAAATGGAGGTGGTATGGGAGCTAAAACAGGATTGTATCTTATTAATAATAAAATTAGAAAATTATCAATCAATGAATACAAAAAATTAATGGGTTTTCCTAAAAATCATTTTGTAAGCGATGGAGTTCAAGGATACAGACAACTTGGAAATGCAGTAATTCCATTAATGGTTGAAAAAATATGGAGTAATATAAAAAAATAATGTAGATAAAGAAATAACTTTAACTTAACAGAGGAGAAAGATGACGAAAGAAGAATTAAAACGATTTGCTCAAAATCAAATTAAAAAAGAAAAATATGAAAATGAAATGAATGAAACAATGAATGTGAAAAATTATAAAAAAGCCTTAGATGAGGCGTGTGAATTTTTATCAAACTCCTCTCAGGATTGTCCTGCTAATTTAGGATTAAGTGGAGGTAAAAAATGCGATAAATGTAATGGCGAAAACGATATAGCAGAATGCTGGAAAGAATTATTTTTAGCAGATAAAAAAGATAAATAACATGTATAACCGACGGTAAGGAGGATAGATGATTATAAAATTTACTATTGTGAGTGTTAGTCAAATTGACAAAGAAATATATTATTTAGAAGAAAAAAATTCTTTTACACCTATAGAAGTTTTAAAAAGAATAACCTTATTTTCTACTGCTGAAGAAGCATACACATATATGAAAAAAAATTGTCCTCCATGCCCTAATAAAAATTGGCAAAATGAAGTCAAAAAAATATATTTAAGCTTATAAAATAATGTGTATTACAGGCAATAGAGGAGGAAAGATGAAAATTATAAAATTATTAGACGTTAAATGTCCAAAATGTACTAAACCCATTATGTGGAATAAAAAAGGGGAAAAACCACTTTTTGGTTATATGAATCATACAATCACCAAAAATATACTATAAAATAGAGCATTTAGATGAAATGTCAAATAAAAATTTAGATGAGTGGTTAGAGAAATTAAAAATTAGGTATCAGCAATCAGAAAATTTATTTAATGTGGAATTTATTTAATGCGGATTATTAAAGCTTATAAAATAACCACACCAACCAAACTTGACAATTAACTTTATTAATTATATAATAAAGTATAATTATTATTTTTAAATAGAGGTTAAAACAATGGAACACAAAAAAGAATATTATGTAGTTAAAGTAGTAAATAACTCAGAGAATCAGTCAAATGATTTATCTAATTTATGGATATTGAATTATGACGCTAATTTAATTCGTCTTACTGATACTGTTGAAGACGCAAAAGCATTTAAAGAAGTAGAGGAAGCTTATAATTTATTATGCGCTTCAAAAGAGACTATGTTAAAGTATCATGAATTATTAAAAAAAGAATATATTATTCAAAAATTTAAAAAAGAAATTGATTCTTCTAAAGGAGAGGTTTTTATTCTTAATAAAACTAAGTCTTTAATGAAAAAAGGCTTTAAAGAAAAAGTAACACTTACGGATATTAAAATATATCTACCTAAAATAGACTTTACAATAATAGAGAAAAATTTAAAAAATGATTAATAACGAAGAAATTAAAGTAATAAAAAGACTTTGTGCTACATGTACTACATTTGAAGATTTTATGATTAAGTATTTTTCAATTGATGCGCTGATAAAAATAAATGAGGATTACAATAAAAATAAAAAAAATCTAAATAAAGATGAGGCGTCAAGTAAAATAAATAAAATATTTAATTTATTTTCACCGTCAATTTTATATATAGTTTATAATAGCGAGCTTATTTTAATAGATAAACAATTACAATTTAAATTAAATAACTCTAAACTAAATAAAGAAGATTACGATAAAATTTTAAAGCTAGTTATAACGCAATTATTTTATAAAAAATTAAAAAATGTTTTTATTACAGCTAAAGTTAAACTTCGTAAAATAGTAAATAAAGTAAAAATTGATTTTCACGAGGTATTTTATAATGATAAAGATATTGATAATAAATTTAAACTTTTTTTAACTAATTGGGGGGGTAAAAAAGAGTTTGAGGTTTTTAAAAATAAATTCTCAAACTTAAAATTAAGATTGAAAAAAGATACATTTAGTTTAAGTTATTTAAGATATCTATATGTTAAGAAAATTTTAGAGTTACAAGTAGAGCATTTTGATGATTATTATGGTTTTGAGCCTATTAAAAATAAAATAAATATTTTAAATATATTTAATGTATTTACAAAAATAGATAAACAATTAATAACTAAGTTATTATCAATAAAATTTATTACTTTAAATTAGTCGATAACTTTAATTAATCGCCATCCTTTTTTTGTTATATCATTTGACGATTTATAGAATACAGGTTCGATATAGCTGTTTAAAGCTAATTCTTTAAAAAGACATTTTAATTCATTATGAGTTATAGAAGACCTAATAAACTCATAAGGTTTAAATATTTTAGTATTACGGATTATTATTTCTAATAATAAGCCTTTAGCGGCTAAAGAAAGATTTGGTTTAACAGCTAATTCTATCAATGGAAATTTTAAAATTACAGTATTTGCTTCGTCATAAGAATAAAATTCTTGTTTATCGAATTCTTTTATACGAATTTCATTAAGTTCATTAATATGCATGGGTATGTTTTAAATGAATAAAAAATATATAATCCAAGATTGTACAGATTTCGAAAAAGTATTTAAAGAATTATTCGATACAAAGAATATGCCTAAAAGAATTAATAGTTATATTGAATATAATGATAGTTTAAAACAGGAAGACGCTACATTAGAGAGTTTAAAAGAAAAATTTGATGTTGAAGAGGTTTTTAAAAATAAAGGAAATAGAGAAAAACTTAGTAATAAAGAAAAAGAAACTATTAAGTACTGGCACAATAAAATATTAGCTGTGAATAAGGTTAGTGATAAATTTTACTATTAATTTAAACTGTACTTGACATTTGATTTTTTATAGGTATAATGTCACAAAAGAGATCAAATCAAATTTAAAAAAGAGGTTAATAAATGACTGTAGTTTTGAGTGATGGTAAAGAATATTATAATTCTAAAGAAGTAATAAAAGTTTTAAATATAAGTTTATCTACATTATCTAATTGGCGTGGAGATACAGGACGTATAAGAATTCCTTCTAAAATGGTAGGAAGAAAAATGTATTATCCGGTTAAGGGGATAAATAATTTTTTTAAAAAAAACACAAATAATAATTTAATTATAGACGAGAAATATTTTTTACGTCAGACTTTAGGTTATAGTTCATTATGGATTGATTTAATTGATAAGAGTGTGAAAGTTATAAAAAAAGAAATAGAGTTAAATTCTAAAAAGAAAGTTTTAAATGTTTTAAATGAGTTAAGTGAAGAGCAACAAGAAGTAATTAAAATGTATTATGGTTTAAAACCATATAAACAATGTTATACATTAGACGAGATATCTGATTATAATAAAAAAGGTAGTCGTCAACGAGTTGGTCAGATAAAAGATAAAGCAATTGAAAAAATGCGTCTTTTATTAGATAAACAAAAAAATAATTAAAGTTTAAGGGTAAGTAGTTCTAACGGTAGAATGCTCGCCTGTCACGCGAGCGGTTGCGAGTTCGAATATCGTCTTGCCCGCCATTTAAATACAGGAGATCAAAAATGAAAAAGCAATCTAAAGCTTCTATTATTAAGGAAGCTATAAATAAAATGACATCTGAGTTTACGTCTCAAAAAATATTACAATTAGTAAAAAAGAAAAATTCAAAAATAACTATAACAGAGATATCGCATTATCTTTATCATTTACGAAAAAAAGGACTCATAGAGTGTATTAAAACAAATAAAAAGAAACACGGGCAGCCTAAAGTTTATATTAAAGTAAAAACTAAATCTATAAAAACTAAATCTATAAAAACTAAATCTAATAAGAAAACACTTATTTGTTATGCGGATGGTTGTAAATTTCAATCTCAAAAGAATAAAAAGAAAGCTAAGACATTAAAAGTTAAAAAGAAAACAAATAGAATAACTGAACTTATGTATCGGTATTTTTCAAATGAAACTAATGAAAATCAGGTATTAGAACTTTTAAGTAGAGATATAATAGAAAAATTAAAAAATAATGAGTATTTTCTTGATTTTAAAAAAGCACAATTAATAATGTCTTTAAAACTAACCGATCTAACTGCTAATCCTTTTCCACTTACTTTTCCATGGATGCCTGATGTTTTTTCAGTAAATACTAAAAAAGTAAAGAAATTATTTATACAAAAAATAAAAAGTTTTATTGTTAAATTATTTAGGACGAAAAAATGAAGAAAATAAAACAACAACTGAAGTCATTAAAAGATGTTAAGTTGTCTGGAATGTCTAGTTATTTTGAAAAAATGCCGATACATATAAAAAATAATATAAACAATATAATTTATAAAACTAGACATGTTGAAGTATATATAGATGTAGAAACAGTAGATTGGATAGGACTTAATACATATTATTTAACTATTAAACCTTTTATCTTTAGTGTTGACGGTAAAAAACAAATTATATACATGTTTTTTTCATCAGAATATTTTATAGAGCGACAAATAATAAGAAAAATGTTTTTAAACGATAAAAATTATTTGCAAAGAAATATTAAACTTATGCAAAAACATGCAATTAACTGTTTAACGTATACAAATAAAAGTGCTGATTTTTTTGGATCAAAGGTTTTTTTAAATTATTTATTAAAGTATAAAAATATAAAAATCAAATTGCGAAATAAAATAGATGAGCAATTTAAATTATTGTTAGCTCATTTAGAGGGAACATGTTGTAATAATAAAAATAAAGATTATTTAGATGATTATAATTCTAAGGTAGAATTATTTTACCCCTTTAATTACAAAGTAATAGATAGTACAAAGTAAAATGAAGAATAATTTTTATAAGGATTAAAAAATGTTATTAAAAAAATTAAGAGATAAAAAACTTATATCGCCACCCTCATGGCTTATAGAGAATACTATTTATTTAACGCGAATGGGTTCTCTCTGTTACGGATGTGAGAATGAAAATTCAGATAATGATATTTATGGTATCTGTATTCCTCAGAAACATGTTATTTTTCCTCATTTAGCTGGGGAAATAATAGATTTTGGAATTCAGACGCCTAGATTTCATCAGTGGGAAAGACATCACGTTTTTGATGATAGTTGTAATAAAAGTTATGACTTCTGTATTTATTCCATCGTTAAATACTTTGATTTATTAATGAAAAATAATCCGAATATTGTGGATTCATTATTCGTAGAGCAAAATTTTATAATACATATTACTCAAATAGGTAATTTACTTAGAGAGAATCGAAAATTATTTTTACATAAAGGGGCTTGGTTTAAGTTTAAAGGTTATGCTTATTCTCAACTACATAAAATAAAGATAAAGAATCCTGTTGGCGATAGACTTAAAACAGTTAAAAAATATGGTTACGATGTTAAATATGCTTATCATCTAGTTAGATTATTAAATGAAGTTGAGCAAATTTTAATTGAGGGCGATCTAAATTTAATGCGTAATAAAGAACAATTAAAAGCGATTAGATCAGGAGAATGGACATTACAACAAATAGAGGATTATTTTACTACTAAGGAGCGAGAATTAGAATCACTTTATACTTCGAGTTCTCTACAACATTATCCTGACGAAAAAGCAATAAAACGGTTATTATTACAATGTTTAGAAATGCATTATGGCTCATTAGAAAAAGCTATAAATGTATCTGCTATTAATGAAAAACAGATTTTATTAGAAATACATAAATTATGTGAGAAAACACTAAATACTTAAAGATGAATTATATACCGTTTCCAAACAAGAAATATAAAATAATATATGCTGACCCTCCTTGGTCTTTTAGCAGTAAAGAACTACAAAAATATAATGGTAAAAGATTTACAAGTATAAATAAACATTATCAAACACAGCATAAAAATTGGATTAAAAATTTACCTGTAAAAGAAATAACAGATGATGATTGTGCTTTGTTCCTATGGTCAACAGACGCACATATTAAAGAAGCTATAGAAGTTATCGAAGCTTGGGGTTTTAAATATATAACTATTGCGTTTATATGGGAAAAGAAAACTAAAACAGGTAAAACGGTTGCTAACCTTGGCGCTTGGACTATGAAAAATTATGAGATTTGCTTATTTGGTACAAAAGGTAGAATGCTTAAATATAAAAAGGTAAATAATATATATCAAAAGGTGGAAGCAGAACGGACTAAACATAGTAAAAAACCTGAAAAAGTCAGAAGAAATATTGAATTATTATTTGGTAATTTATCGCGAATAGAGTTATTTGCACGTGAAAAAACAGAAGGTTGGGATGTTTGGGGTGATGAGATTTAACAAATTATTTATGAGGATAAAATCATGGGAATGAGGCCGGAGGCAGTTATTTATTATGGTATACCATACATTAATGACGAAGAAAGAGTTTGGGCTAAAGAGAAATATGGTTATTGTATTGACGATTGGTGGAAGGACATTCAAGATGGTAGTGTATCGCTTCCGATTGAAGCTTTTATTTATGACCAATTAGAAATAATAGCAGTTCGAAATAAAGTTATTTCAACATATGGTGATGGGGAGTTTAAAAGTTTTTATCCAGATAGTTTTATTATAACTGTCGAAGAAAGAAAAATATTAATAGAATTTTGCAAAAAATATACAAAAAAAATTATGTTAGAGCCTAAATGGTATTTATTAAGTGTGTTATCTTAAGAAAAAACACTAAATACTTGACAAATGAAATTAATTGTAATATAATTAGCTCATAATTAATAAGAGAGATTTAAATGAAAATTAAATTCAGAATTGAAGAGTAGGTTTTTTACATCAATGAAATTACAATCAGCGAAGGAAAAATAGATGAATAAATTCGATTTATATATAAAAAAACTTTATAAAAAATTAAAGAAGTTTAAAGTTGGAGACGAAGTATATGTGCTTATGGCAAAAGATGAGATGGGTAATGCTCCTTTTTATGATTTTACTTTTCATAATATTGCAGTGCTTAAAGGAAAAATAATAAAAATTCATGCTATATTTGGAGTACATATTGTTGTTGAATTAGATGAATTATTTCGCGGGAGTGGTGTATATCCTTTTAACCGTGTATTTAAAACTCCTAAAGAGGCTTTAAACCACCTTAAAATTTTATTAGAGCGTCAAATTAAGCAATTAGAAGACGAATAATTTCATAAAAAAAGGAGATATAAAAACGAATAGTTGGGATGTTTGGGGTAATGAGACATAAAATGCTTGACAAATGAGACTAACTGTAATATAATTAGCTCATAATTAGTAAGAGAGGTTTAAATGAATAAACAAGAACAATTGCAAAAACTATACGAAATTGATGCTTTAAAAATAAGTACAATATTATTTGACTTATATAAATGCGATAAAAAAAATTTTACTAAAATTAAAAAGATTTGATGAAAAAGAGGATACATAAAAATGACAAATAATCTTGAATGGGGTAACTGTACTTTAGGACGTCAGTTGTTAGATACTCCTAAAGGAAAAAAAATAGCTAAATGGCTGGAATTAAAAGCTAAAAAGATATGTGATAGTAGAAAGAACAATGAATCAACTGAAACTAAAAATTATCCTTTTATAATATATCAACTATGCTCTGTTTATGAGACTATCGGGCTTTTAGAATTACAGTCTGAATTTCAAATAAAATATGAAGAGCGAGCTAAATTACATACATTATTAAATGATTTTTTAATGGATTTTATGGGAGCATGTGTTGAAAAATTAATCAGTCATGATGTTCCACGTGAAACGTTAGTAAAAGAACTATTAGAGTACTATGATAAAAATTTTAACATTAATAAAAAAGATGGTGAAGAAGCATTAAAAGCAGATAACGATAAATCTCTAGGAATCGAGGAAACAATGAAATTTCTTAAAGAGGAGGAAAACACAGATGAAGAAACAAATGAAATTTAAATCATTCTATGAAAAATACAGTATAGAAGAAAAAACTGATTTACAGGATACTGATAATTTTATAAAAAATATGAAAAAAATTGATAACATAGCTAAAAACTTAAAGAGGAATAAAAAATGCTTAAAAAGAAAATTCTTGACATAATTAATCAGCTTATTCCAGAGGATGATTGGATTAATGTAACGACTTATAGATGTGTAACTGGTAGAGGTTGGGAGTTAAACGAGATAAATAAGTTTGTTTCAGATAAAACTAATTTCGCTGAGATGCGTGGTTATTTTTATAAGTACAATAAAAAAACAGAAAATTTAATGTTACTTGTTAATAGAATTATCTTTGCTAATCCTAATGAAACGCAAAAAAGATATGTATGGGATTATATGTTAATTCCTATTCAAATCATAAAAGAAATTAAAACGGAAAAAATTAAAGAGGAATAAAAAATGCTTAGTAATTTAATTTATGATTTTTTAAAAAATATTTCGGAATATAAAGAGCTAAAATGCGACATAAACCTTGATTTAGAAAATGGAGTAGTAAGCATTAAAAGTCCTATTTTAAATTCAGAAGAATTTGATTTTTTTATATGGCTATTAAAACTTTGTTATAAAGAAGAAATAAAAAACATAATTAAAAATTTTTATTTAAAAAGAAAACTTATTGTAGGAAAAGAGGGGTTAATAGAAACTTATTTAGAAGAACTTAGTATTGAATCATTATATAATAATTTTTTAAATTTATAATTAAGAGGAGAAAGAGGAT